CCACGCTAAGTCTGATGAATATTTAAAAAGAGTTATAGATATATTTAATGAGAGTGGTATCGGGGTTAATTTACAGATCAACAACCAAGATATTGATTTAGATTTTGTTACAATGTGTAAGAGTATATATTTTACTCAGAGTCGCGGGGAGTTTTCTCATCTTATTTCACTCTTAGTTAAATATTATGGTAACTGTATAATATAACAGTTCTAAGACTTGTTACCTATAACGTCTTGATATGTAGGTAAATACTTGATAAGATCTGGAGACCCAATCACACCAGCAGCTAAACTATTGTACATGTTGCTCCAACGCAACACATTGGCTGTTTGATCGGTCCAGCCTTGTTTTGATTGCTCCTCGATGTACCGTTTCATCTCCTGTTCAAACTCCGACCAGCGCCCGCCTTTCAATCTCATCACCACTCTGAACAGACTGACAATTTGGATCTGGTTGATGGATGTGTCTGGTCGATCCAGTATCATCTCCATCACAATGTCCCCAAGCTCCGGCCATTGCCCGTTCATGTGATTTTTAATATACGTGATCAATTGATCCTGTTTGCTCTCACCTGCGATCAATTCCAATGTGTTTGAAATCTCGGTCCATGATTCAACCTTTTTCTTCTGCGATTCGGAGCCATCAAGATGTATCTCCTGAGGTGAGTTTTTGGTACCCAACCGGAGCAACATGTCGTGGTACTCCATCAACGTGTCCATAAACATTGTTTGAAATTGTTTGTTGGTATCAGGCATGGTGCCTGGTGGGTTTAGATTTTTTTCAAAAAAGAACATGATGGCGTTTGGACTGACAGTGTCAGTATCCGAACCTCCGGAACCGTCCATGTGCCAGCTCCAGCCTTTCCAAGATAGCATGGCTCTGTCTGGTATGTCGTTTTCTTCTCTCATCTGCCGATACACATCTTTACGACTCATCGCCAACTGTAACGACAGATTGAATATCTCGTCATACAATTTCTGATAATGCTGGTAAATGATTTGTTGCTTTTGGTTGTCACTACCCGCCTCGTAACGTTTGCACATCTCCCACAACCGGGCTTCTGGTTCCGGAAATTTGATGAAAGCCGCTATACCCTGTTCCACACCATGATCTCTCAATATTTTGTCCAGATCCTCACGGTTCATCATGTTGTCCTCTTCATCAAAAAATTCCATCTCAGCGGCATCACCTGGGTGAACCGCCACTGCGTACTTGCCATCATGTTTGGTGAAAATGTAATGTGAAAATGTAATACAACGTGACCCCGGAATCCACCGTGTATTGATTGAACATGTTTTGACTCTTGGTGGCTGCTGTGCACCACTTGGTACCAGCTCCTAGCTTGCAACTAGCTCCAACACTACGAGGTATGTACGCGGTGACCATGTCTGATTTGTAAACAGTCTCGTAATCGTCTTGTTCTTTTTTGGTCTGATCACGCTGAGACTGTACCTTTTTCAGATTGGCCAACATGGATTCTAAATTCTGAAGTGCTTCCAGTTCATCTGTACCGGTGGATTTACTCGCGCGGCTCCATGCGAAGATGTCTTTAGGATTCAACCCGCGGATGTTTCTAGGAAAACCGTATTGTTCCGGGTCAGTGCCAATCAACGGCTCATACTTGTTCCATAAGTTTATCAGTTCTGCCGCTCGTGCTTTGGCCTGTTCTGGTGAACCACCATACTTGTCTAACCCATAGGCACGTACCATGTCCTCTTGGTTACGTTTAGTATCCTTGAGTTCTGTTACAATATAATAATATTTGCTGAATGGTTCCACATTTTTATTTATTCAGCATACACAGGAATGGGTCGGTACGGGTTTGGATTCACATACGCTGGTAAAAAAATCTCAATACGGAAATAATGCTCAAGTTCTGTTATTGGTTGCGCGTAACCTGGCTCGTTTCTCAAATGCTCCGGTACAATCTCTTTTGGTATGTTTTCATATTCTCGTACAAAAAACACATACGATTGATAATCATCATTTTGGATGGCTACATCTATCTCTTGCAACATCAAACGAGCCCATCGCTTGTTTTCAGCGTCTCTAGATATCAGCTGTTGTATCTGCTGCTGATACTCAGGTGTTCGTGTATATCTTGTATGTTCAGGTGTCAGTTTTGTTTGTTGGTGCATGCAAGAGCAGCATGACAACAAAACAACAAAACTACTTAACCAGATGGCCACGATCTACAGCTTCTTGAAAGTAAATATCAGGTGTTTTGTTCCACCTACGCACCGCGCTGCTGCTCCACAAATAGATTGTTTTACCCATGTATTCAACTGTGGGACTGTTGGGGTTGATTATTCGGTCTGGATACACAGGACAATATCTCTGTTCCAAAAGTTTCACACAGCACACTTTGAGTTGTTTCTTTTGAGCATCAGTGAATTTAGCAGCTAGTTCCGGAATGGCTTTGATGTAATATGCAACATTGGCATCAAATGCTTTGACACAGCTACCACAACAAAACTCGATTGTTTGATCCAACACAGTTGATACTTCTTCTGGGTCAATTTCATCATCTTTCATGATCGGACAGGTTGTGGAAACACCGTACGCGAATGGTACTAGTAACATGTATATAAGTAAACTTTTCATATGTATATATTATATTATGATCACAAAATGTTCCAGTAAAATTTTTGCTTTACCAATTTACGAAACATCTCGGTGTATCTGTCATGTTCGGTCTGTTCATCATCATATGTCACCACCATGAAATTCAACGCTATTTCAACTGAACCGGCATCTATTTTGCCTTTCAATGGACCCATCAAAGCGAGCTGAGCTATATCAGTACAGAAATCCTCCGCGTATGCATTCAGTGCCAATGTAGCTTCTTCTTCTAAAAACTCACCAATCACATCATCAGCCACAATCAGCTTGAGCGTTTTTGATTTCCTCGGTTCAGGTGCGTGTTCCGGTAGTATCGATATCATCCTTTACATGTTCTATTATATGATGTGCTGAAGAATTGTCAAGCACCAGGCAAGGATAATAAACTCCTTGAGCTAATACAACCCATTTTTTGTCCAAACCACTTCCGGATATCTCTGTGACTTGTCCCACACGGGTCATGCCCGCGAACTTGATCTTGACCAAGTCCCCGACTTGTGGGTGTTTCATCCACCGTACGAACTAACTATAGCCAAGTGATTGGTACTATCTGATAATTCGTAATCATCGAGTTTGTTTTTTGCTACCCATTTGTAATTCACGTGCTCGTCACTCATTTTTATTTTTTGTTTGACAGGTAAATCATATCGGTACCATTTACATTTATAACCACTGCTCTTGGAAGAGTCAAGTTTTTCTAGAAACTCCGGATCTAGTTTGATACCGGTTTCTTCTCGAACCTCTCTACACGCGCCTTTGATCATGTCCTCTTTTGGTAGCACGTGCCCACCAGGAAGTTCCCATTTGAGACTACCATTTTTTTGCATCAACAAAATTTTGTCATTGTTGATGATCACCACTTTGCTGACACGTCGCTTGTTTTTCATGCTCTCGTACAACATCACGAGACGATGAGCGTCCGTGTCCATTGAGGTTACTCCGCGTTCTTTTGTTCTTGGATCTCTTTTCTACGTTCTGTAGCGAGTTTTTTGAGATCCATCAAAGCTTTGCGAGCACGTGTACCAGCGGCTTTGTTACCCTTCTCCTCGAATTTGGCGTTCTCTTCTAAATATGCATCAATTGCTTCAACAATGTTATCATGTGTATCACTCATATGTTTATTTATTCAAAAGTCACTTAGCATCAAACACTTCTACCAATTTATTAACAACTAAGTTCTCATCGGTCATGTCAATTTTTTCGATCACCACCTCTGGATCATGTATGATGTAATCGTCTTTGTCTAGATAACCATCGTAATTATAATCACCGTATGGACCATCTTCATTGTTGAAATTGAACTCGGGTCCTTTATCCACATTGATTGTCACTTTAGGTGGGCTCACCTTGCTTATATCAGCAAACACTAGTGTGAGTAACTGGTTTGTATGGTGTTCTGTTTTGGATCTTTTTACGAAGTCTACGATGGTTTCTTTGGTTGGGAACCCCTTCAGTGATTCCAATGGCTTGTCAATGCTAGCATATGCTAGAAACGGTACGTATTGACATGTTATACTGGCACAATCTTTGATAACATAATAAGCACTCTTTTTGAGTATTTTGACACCGGTGTCCGGTTTATCAGCCGCTAACTTAGCAGGTATCAACAAGTTACCTTGTCTTATGTTTGCTACTGATAATATAACTTCTTCAAATGTTTCACTCATCAAAGTTATTTATTTACCGGGAAGATAAAACTCAACAGAATAAATAATTGTATGGACGAAGACAACACGCAAATGCTTGAATCAAGAGCTGTAGCGGTTTGTGAAGAGTTTTGTAGATATGTTGTAACTGACACATTTAACAAAAGTATTCTTACAAATACTCAGCATGACTTTTACGCTCCGTTAGTTCGTAGACTCAAGCAGTTAGGATATGTTGAACTGTTCCGGGCAAGTGTACATCCATGTGACACAATAACCAGCACGTTCTTACATACTGAATTCGAGTAGCTTAACTAGTAGCAACAACCCATTTGATAAGCTTAGCTGTATCAAATGTTTTTTTGTTGAATTTTTCCAAACACTTCAATTCAAAACCGGTGTCGATCAACTGATCATATATAGGTTTGGTCAGCTTGTATGATTTCAACTCCGGTAGTTTAGCAGAATAATCAACTGTTATCATACCAATCTTGTTATGTTCATTTATCAACACCAACACTGGTATTTTACCTGCTGTGTCCGGTATCTCGAACCAAACAGTCACACCAGATTGTTCTGTCAGTTGTTTGATCCTGTCAAGAATTACTTCGAAATGATTATCCATCAATCCTCATCATAACGCTCTGATACATCGTGATCATCCACTACATCCAATGTTTCACCATCTGAAACACCGAATGTGAGTGTGTCTACGAACTGTGTGAACTCCTCTCGAGTCATCCACAGTGTACCTACATTAGAATTGGTGTCAGCAGCATACATTGTAGCTTTGACACTTGATGGACTTGATTCATCAACCTTAATCTTTATGTTCATATGTTTCTATATAATTTTTATAGTCTTGTTCACTGTCAACGTCAACTACTCTGTCTATTTGATAGTATTTTGTTTGTTCATTGTACATGTTTTTGTTCAATTTGTTCAACTCTCCCGCGCGGAACATGCACATGTAATGTGACAGTTCAAAGCAATCCGGGTATTGTTGTCGTTGGTAATACTCGTGTGGTATCACTTGTCTACCAGCCATGTCTTTGTCAGCAAACATTGTCAAACAAGGGTGAGTTCTGACCGGTTGACCACATAGCATGCTCCGAGCTTTGGTTGATACAAAATTGTTGTACATGCCGGTCACATCATCCCATGTTCTCTGCGGGTATGTCAGATACAACATGATGACTGTCTGTGTGGTACCCACTTTGCGCTGCTTCACAACATCCTTCAACACACTTCTGATATCACTGTCATCTTGTGCTAGTGTTGGGTCACGTTCATGTACTTTGAAACCGTATGTCTCTACCATACCAGCTACACCAGGGTCGTCAGTTGTCACTATCACAGATTTACGATGTTCATCCGGAATGATTTGAGCTGTATGGTCAAACAGTTTCAAATTTTTCCGGGGCCATCCCTTGCTACCAGCACGTGCTGGTATTACGATTGTGGGTCGTGACATGATCTCAGTTTTCCTTTTCAAAAATACTAACAGGTAAACTTTTGTCGTCTATGTACAGGTCAGCAGCAATCTTCGTCCCGACACGAAGTTTGTGGTAGGGTACTCCCCAGCGTTTGAGTTGCGTTTGCGTGAGTTTTTTCAATTTCCATCGCTTGTAATATTTAGTCAAACCAGTGGCAGAACTCCCACGAGCGGTGTCTATTACCACCGTGTATCCTTTGTTGTAAAATCGTTTCACTATGTCCACAATACGGGCTTTGGGTGTGCTGTTATAATAACGTCCTGGCACAGGTTGAGTCTCGTCGGTGTCACATATGGTACCGTCAAAATCGAAACAAATGGTCTTTTTAATCGGTTCTGAGCTCATTTTGCATACGCTCGGTTATGTATGTGATCAGTCGATCTTTGGCTAGTTGGGGGTCTACCTCATACACCGTTGTTTGCTCTTCAAATGTTTTTTTTATATATTTCATGTACATGTCAGACCACACGATCAAACTTTCGTTAGGTTTCACTTCCTGTGCGATAATTTTTCGAACCTCTAATCGATCCACGTCCATACATTTATTTACGCAATGTCTCAGCCTTTGCCAGTTCAGACGGTGTCATGCATTTTTCATCTGAACCTAGAGCCAGCTCCAGTTCGCGGATGCCTCTGACCAGCTTGAACATGGCATGTGGTTCTAACGAACATGCTTGATCACTACCCCACATGCTTTTGTCCAGTGTGATGTGTCGTTCTACACAGGTGGCACCCAGTGCTACTGTTGCCATGGATGCTAACAAACCGTATTCATGGCCACTGTAACCAACATCCATTCGAGGGTACAGTTGTTTGAGTTTGGTTATCACGTTCAAGTTCAATTCATCAATTGGTGCTGGGTAGCTGCTGTTGCAATGTAGCAGTGTTATGTTTTCCTGAGGTAAATGTTTCTTGGCAGTATCGACAGCTTTGGTCACCTGTTCCATGGTGCTCATGCCGGTGCTTATTATCAACTTGTCAAATGTTTTGGCGCAATAGCTCACGAGTTTCAGATCCGTGATGCTGGCGCTGGCTATTTTGACCCATGTGAGGTTGTAACGATTTAAAAACCTGGCGCTGTTCATGTCCCAAGGACTAGCGCTCCAACTGATGCCTTTCTCGAAGCAATATACATCGATCTCATCATATTGATCACCGGTGAACTCGATACGCTTCTTGTAATCAATGTACGGTATCTGGCCCCAAGGGGTTTGCCGCAGTACTTGTTTTTGTTTCTCAGGTACACATGTATCCGGGTCTCGTTTCTGAAACTTGACTGCATCAAATCCAGCACAAGCTGCGATGTCTATAAGCTTCTTGGCTATGTCAAGATCCCCGTTGTGATTGATGCCTATCTCTCCTATGATAAATGTTTTTGTTTTCATAATATTTTAATTTAAAACCTCTTCAAATTGATATGGTTCTTCATCTATATAACTCAAAATTTGAGTTATAATGTGGGATCAAACTTCTATTTGGTATGCTATTTTGGGATGTAAATAAAATTTTATCCCCACAAGTGATTGTGTTATTATGGGGTGTAGGTGTAAACGCATGGTGTGTTACTATTTTGTAGGAATCAGTTTTACATTCTTTGATATTCTGCGTTTTGAAATAATTTCTAAATTTTTCAGAAAAAAGCTTCGAACCTGTAAGTGAATGTATTGCATGTCGAACATTATTATGTTCACCATTCTCTATATACTCACAAATTTGATTAATTAGAATTAATAATAATTCATGCTTGGGTTTTGCACAAATAAAGGCGTTAAAGACACCGTTTGGATTTGCATGTCTACGGCGAACTTGGTCGTCATGAGTTATGATAAGTTCATCATTTTCTTCTATACAATCTGAGAGGCTAGCTTTGGGTAAAAAATCTATATCTAAATATACACCACCTTTGATATATAAAACTGCATATCTGAAAAAATCGGCCTTAGCTGATCCGTTCAATATTCTAGAGTAGCAGTTATAAATTCTTTCATTAAAATTTTCTTTGATGAATTTTAAATTGTCTTTATTGTTATATATAAAATATTCATATTCTGGATTGTAACCTAACCATTTATCTCGCAAACCTTTTATGTAATCATCGTTCTTAAAGACCCATGTCTGATGTATTATTTTTGGTATTTTCATTTTTTTAAAATTAACAAATGGTGGAAAATTTAAACTCAAATCGGCTCTTTTGATACGATTTGGAAAGTCTATTGAGGACGGCAGTGGTTCACTATTTAACTTGTATTCACCACTAAAAAACTTTTTATGTAAATAAGTGACTTCTAGTACCTTTGGTATTCTCGATTTGCCAACTCTGAACACACGACCGTTGTTATTGCCGTGTGCATGAATCAATATATGATTCTGATTTAATTTTTCAAAAAAAGAAAAATCATTTAATTTATCTAACCAATGCACTTCAAGAAAAATTTGGTTTATTTTATTTAATTGTTTATTAGATAATGAATTAATGTAATCAAATTCCCCACCTTCAATGTCAAGTTTCAATGTAATGTCACTGAATTGTTTTAAAAAATTATGATAATTTGTGGATTTATCGTTTTCGTCTTTACCAACGAATTTGTTTACGAATTGCAATTTTGAAATATAAGGATCATTTTTAAATTGACTGTTGTTTACAAAATCTTCCAAATCAATAAATCGAGCATTACCATTATAAAATATAGAATCCGCGCAAACCGCATTCACATCGTTCATTTTAACAAAATCTAACTCAAATGAAATATCTGTACCAATCCCACCTGATAATAAAATATCAGTTGATGTTTTAACTCCAACATAACCTCCGTCTTGATTGATTCCATATCTAACTTTGGGTGACGGGGGAGTGTAAACTTTTAAATAATTAATGATCATTTAAAACGGTAGATCTTCTTCTGATATTTTAAAATCTTTATGTTTGTAATTTTCCCAGTGCTTGAACTGGTCACCATCATATTTGTACACTCTGTTTTCCAAAGACTTTTTTTCTTGTTGCGCGGATCGAACCGCGAACACATGTCCATATGTCTCGGTTTTCTCTTGCTGTGTCACTTTTGTTTTCAATTGTATTGGCATGTTCACTATGTTATACATCATTTTGAGTGTTTTTTCAACATATTTAGCATCCAGTTCCATACCATCGTATTTGTGTAGCAACTCGATACCGTCTTTGCTGAACGATGTCAAGTTTATGACCGGTCGGCCTCCATTAACATATCGTTTGATCAATTGTTGCTTGATCGATTGATAGTCTCTGTTGGCTATCACATACTTGTTGGTCTCTGGATCCAGCGTGTATTCGAAATACTCATGTTTGTCACAAAATTCTTGTGTGAAAAACTCGTTGATAAAGTTAATATCTCCATAGTCTTCTCTGATCTGAAATATTTTCTCCCTACCGAGCATGGCTTTGGTATCCCAATTGGCCTTTTGGTGTGTGTCCTCGCAATTTTCCCACTCACGACCGAATTGACCCTTGTTCCATCTATCTTCCACATCACGTAGCAGATAATTACCCAATCGGTATGGGTTGCTCATGGCATACTTACCTCCTAACACCCCTGCGTGGTGACGTGCGTAATCAAATATACCAGCATCTTGAGCGTATCCGCACTGTGTCATGATGAAACTGTCCCAGTAACTGGCCCAGCCTTCGTTCAACACTTTTGTCAGCATTTGTGGGCGGAAGTAAACACTCTCGTCACGTACCATGGACAATATGTTTTGTTGCCACTGTTCTAATCGTACGTGCTTGAGTATGAACAACAAAATGTCTTTCTCCGGTTGGAGTGGGTATTTTTTGAGATGCTTCCAAGCATCGCGTTTGTGTTTACTCCTCTGCCGGTCCAAAAACTTTTGTGTGTTGACGAAATGATCCATGTAACTCTTTGTTTCAATTCGCTTTGGTGAAAATTGTTCTACTGGTTTGTCGAATTCTATCTTCTTGGGTTTGTTATATCTGCTATCGTCCCATACAACGTTTGGGTCGACTAGATCATCAATTGATAAACATGCATCTAAAAATTTTGAAACTCTGTTATGTCCATAAGCTTCCATGTATTGTCTTATTTTCTGTCCATGGTTGGCCATCACGTTCATCATGTTTCTGTTGGTGTTTCCAAAGTATATATTGTTTTTGAAAAAATCTGAATGAGCTAGTGCATGAGCCACAACCGTTAGATTATCAACCAGCGGATTATTTCGTTGCAAGTACATGTACGTCGGGTCGTTGTTTACAACCATTTCGTAAATCTTACCCATCCCACTATGATACTGATGGTGTAATGTTTCATATTGCTGACCAAAACTGAAATGTGGGTATCTCACCGGGAAGCCACCGTATGCTCCGAGTTCAGCAATTTCATCCGCATTATATTCCTCAATAACCAGTTCGTAAGGGTCCAGGCCCTGGTCTTTACACACACGGATCACATCTGGTATATGCTCCGCCAATTCAGGAGACACTCCTTGCTCTAATAAATTGCTCGTGGCTTGCTTCATGTTACAGTGTACGGCTTTTTCTGCTCACATGGTGCAAGAAAATCTTGTATGGCTCTTAACACGTCATCATGTGAGTCTATAGAAGCTGTTGTCACTACACCTTCATCTAATACTCTACCTTCAATTTCATTTTCAACAGAGAGGGCAAAATCAGACCAGTCGGTAGTTCCTTTTACTTCACCTACGCCTATCAAATTACATTTCATCTGTAACTCTTCTAGTAACTGTATACACCTTTTGGTATCTGAAGTGAAATTCTCACCGTCTGAAAAGTAAAATACATACATGTTCCAGTCTTCTAGAGGGTAAGAACTGTCTATAATATTTGATGTCAATTCAAAAGCGGAGCTTATTTTTGTACCACCACCAGCCTCGTATGCATAGAATTTCTCTTGGTCTACTTCTTGAGCAACTACATCATGTACTATATGTTTCAAATCCACTTGCTTGTAAAATTTACGAATCCATTGTTCTAGATACCAGCATAACTCTCTGACTAGGTCTCGTTTCTCACCATCCATACTCCAGCTGATGTCTTGTAGGAAAAACACTACTGCGTTTATATCAGGAGAGTCAACGATCTTCCATGTTTTATACACTTTGTCTTGATTTATAGGTACTACATTAGATATGTCGTTCGGATCAAATTGTCCCGTGGATATGACACGTTTCATAGCGTTTCTCAACGTTTTCTTTTTATGTAATAAGCAGTTGTTACCCACCCTGCTCAATCCACTATACTTTACCTTTTGGTTGACAATATCTCCCTTAGGTCTAGGAGTTAAATTAGGTAGCTCCAGCTCTTCACCTAGTATGTCAATATAATCATCTACATTGACCCCGACTCCCATCGTGTGTTCAGCTTCTTGATCACCGGCTTTACCTTTACCGGGTTTTGGAGGACCATCACCCACTTCATCACCTACATCACCAGGACCGTTTCCAATACCACCTCCTTTGTTACGACCATGTCTGAACGATGGTAAATCAATGACCGGTATGTCAACTACCACAAAGTCTTTTCCATGGCGCTTGACCTTTTTACCGGTTTTGATGTGATCTTTGACCCGGTTTTTGACCTTGTCTTTGATCAAATCACGATACTCGCGATGATCCTCGCGTATGCGGCGACCGGGCATGTTATTTGGCTCCTACGTCGTCACCTCTGGCGAAAATACTACCGACATATACAAGTACATCATGGGCGCTGTCTTCATCGTAACCGAAATCTTTGATTAATCTTTGTTTAAGCGCATTTATTTTTTCCACAAGCTCTTTATCCACTACAGTGGCTGTGTCTTGTGCCAGGGCGGATAACTTGATACTGTCTTTAATGTCTTCAAATAGTTTCTTTTCTAATGCTTTGTGCAATTGCTCGTTACTATCATAGCTGAAAGTTTTTCCTTTGGCTGCTAGAGATCCCATGTAGTTCATTATCTCTCTACGAAAATCGTCTTTCATGTTAGTTGATACGTTGATCTTCTCTTCGATCGATCTCATGAGCTTTTCATTTGGTGGTTCATCTTTACCAGTGATTGGATTGATCACTTTCTCTTCGTTTATATATGATACTATACTGTCAATATAATTTGCACACAATGTCCGGATTGCTTCTTCGCTGCTGCTCAAAGCTTGTTGCACTTCTCGTTTCACTATACGGTCGTATTCTTTTTCTACAAGTTCTAGACGTTCTAATGCCAAAGAACGTGAGTCTTCACTAGCAAATCCAGAGTAATTTTTTAGTCCTTCTCTAATTTCAGAGAAGAGCATGAAGGGATTGATGCTCTTTTTTCCCATTCGCGGATTAACAATCGCGTTACTAAACTGATTCTGGATGAAGCGCGCACTTATCCCAGATGTTAGTCCTTCATTTGGTGTTTCTTCTAGCATCTCCTTGACATGCTCTTCCGTAAATCCATGGACACCTACACCGTTGTACAATTTTGCTTTTTGAATAACTGTCATGTCATTTTTCACTGGCTTTTCCAACCGAGATACCACTGCAAACAAAGCTGCTAAATATGTTGTGTGGGGTGCTATGTGTTTATGTACAGTTGTTGTATTATAAAAATGATCATAAACCTTTTTCTCATCCTCGATTTTGAGTAGATATGGTACATCAATCTTGATTGTGCGGTCTCTCAATGCTTCCATGAATTTGTTGTTTTTAAGCTTGTCAAATTCAGCGTTGTTAGTATGACCTATTATCACTTCATCAATAGGTACTTGATTGAATCGTTTGGGCTTGACCCGATGTTCTTGTGTAGCACCTAATAAGTCATACAAGAACTCAGTCTGTAACTTCAGTATTTCTTGAAACTCTATCATACCTCGATTAGACACTAGAAATTCACCATCAAAATCAAATGCACGGGGGTCACTTTCGCTACCATACAGTGCTAGTTTTCTATAGTTTATATCACCGGTTAATTCAGTCGCGTCCTGGCTTTTCTCGTCCTTTGGTTGAAATGTTCCTATACCTACTCGGTTCTTTTCTGAGAGTAGTACTCTTCTAACTCTTACATGAGCCAGCATCTTTTCATAATCTCCATTGTATTGTTCTAGTAGTTTTTGCTGATAATATTCTGAAACAGGGGACAGATTACCATCCAATTTGATACGGTAGTTTGATTTGCCTAGCTTTTTGTTAATTCGTTCTAGAATATTTGAACGGGCATCACCTGGTAACAGTTTGAGGGGTTCCTCGTTCATTGGACATGGCACCTCAATATCATTACCCTTTTCGTCTTTTACTAGCCAAGTGAATGAATACAATGGGTCGGAATGACTATATCTCTCCAAACCTTTTTTGAGGATGGTCACAATTGTTGATTTACTACTACCTACTGGACCATGTAACAAAATTATTCTACGTTCTGGTCCGTAATGATATGCAGCAGATCTTAACACATCTACCAATTCCATTAACGGCTCTTCTAAACCATAAATACCGATACTATCCGTGCACTGAGAGAAAAATTTATATTTGGTGACGCTTTGTTTACAATATGTAAATTCTTCAGTACCGTACGATGTGATCATATCGTACATACGCTGGTATGAGTTACGAGTAATTTTAGGTTGATCCTCTACAAGGTTCAGATACTCTTCAAAGGAACCGGACCAGTGCAGGTCATTAAATTTTTCATTTGATGATTTTTTGAGTAATTCGGATAAGGTCTTTGTGCGCTTCATATATTATTAATTATAAGGGTTAAACAGGGTTTTCAACAGTTTCTGGGAAAGAATGATAAGTCAATTCAAATATTACTTCAAGTAATACTGCCATCGGAGTTAATTTTTTAGGGTAATTGATATCCATATAATACATTATAGAATATGGTTGCGATTTTTCAACAAACCAGTCTCTCAACAATTTGTTTTGTATGTACAATTGGTATGTTTCATTTGATAATTGAAAGTCTATAGTGTGTTTCTGTGTCGTGTGTTTATAATCCAAAAGTTTACCAAATACATTGTTATATTTTTCGCTAATGATTTTACTAGACACAATGTAACCAGGCTCATAATAATGCTGACGATGTAGTATTGTTAGCTCGGATATACATTGTTGTATATCAACCTTTGTTAATATATTTTTTAATATCATATAACTGGGAGATAAACCTGTCTATCGCAGACCCTTTGTATGTTTTTTTCACCTATTTTGAATATATCGTTGTATAATGATTTAATCCAATCAAATGCAAGGTCATTATATTCTGCCATCAAAACCTCTTTGTCTGTCCATGGACCTTTGTTAGTATATTTAAATTTACTAAACGTTGAGTTCAAATGTGGGTATGCAGCGAAGTCCCAACCGTAATGAACAACTACATTGTCTGGTGGTTTTTGGTGCCAGGTCCAAACGTCTGATTTCCATTGTAAATCCTCAACCGTTCTACAATGCATACCACAGTGGGCCATGGCCAAAGATGGAGCGACCATGTCTGTTTCATGACGAGCGCCCTGTGGTAGTGCTAGTTCACCTAGTGTCATCAGCAATTGGTTGTAATTGACCAGTGCATTTAAAAACTTGGCTTGTACTAGTTGCTTGGTGACAAATTTGAACACAATGGCTCCGGAGGTCCATCTTTTCCGATGAGACGATGGTACTTTGCACAGCTTCATGATATCATCCAAGTCGAATCCAGGGGTGTTCATATCATCTGTTTTGTCATTCACCTCAAACGCGTTGTATCTGTCACACAACCAATTGGCTGTAACACAATTTCCATGACCTAATTTTGGAAAATTGCCGCTGAACCACAAATCTTGTTCTAAAAGTACAACTTCAGTAAAATCATCTAACCAACCGGCGTTGGCTGCTTCACATAAACTCAGCCATTTGTTTATACCCGGGTACTGTTTAGGGTGCCAAGTTTTATTATCTTCAAAACGAAAATACCAGTTTCGCCGGCCCCAGTTTTGTACAGGATAAAATTTTACATCATGGTGATGTTTCATCAAACTTTTCAAGTATGGTGATTGTCCCCACTCTACACTCCTGTGGTGATAGCTAGGGTCTGCATATAATACTACTATGTCTTTTTCATGTACACCAGCACGGTTTGTTATAGATTCGATTAACAACTCTAGTTGCCATAACAAGTAGTATTTATCTTCACAAAACACTACATACCCTGTAGCGCTCATTTACCGGGTCTTCGAAAACCTCCGCGGAGTGTGAATACTGTTTGTTTTCTAGGGTTCACGATACTAACAATATCTTCAAGGTTCGAAGTATGCTGGTAGTATGCATACTTATGAGCTAGTTGAACATCATTGTATTTGCTCACTATAACTCTACGCTCACTGTTAGTCCATTTGTTCTTTACTGTAACAACGAACTTGGTACCATTTATGTAATCGGTCATAATATTATATATGACCAATTATAATGTCAATCAACCGTTATGGCTACTGATATATTCGTTTAGTACTTCTAGTGTGTTGAATTTATTGAACCCGAGTGTTTGTTTGGTTTTATTTTCTTTCAGATACTGAGGAAGCACTTCACTAAGCTCTGGGTTGTCAGCAATTGTACCTCTCAATTTCCGGAGAGCTTGTTCGAAAATGTTGCGGAATCTTTCTGCGGTCATGGGTTTAACACCATTTGTTGTGACACGACCACCGGTGGATGCTATGGGTACACCTTCGGTGGCCATCTCTATTAAATCCATGTAATAACCATACTCTGGGAGGCTGAATGCGCTTCCATCACCACCTCGAGGTACCATTTTACCTTGGTCATCAGCCATCTCAAAATTGGCTTGTGATAGAGCAGCTATACAAGCATTAGCTAACTCTTTTTTGGTCATAGGTTGTCCAGCGTCTGCTTGTTCCTCAGCTTTCATTATTACCATAGCAGTGGCGTCACCAATCTTCTCTTTTTTGAGCATTTGTTCTTGTCGGAACGCGGTGTCGTTCATGTCAACCTCTTGCTCCATCAAACGATGGCGTTGACGCTGTTTGTTATAATGTGTAGGGTTGGCTGGACCAGCTCGTAAAATGTTGGACTCGTTACTCATACTATTATTTATAGTCGAGTAACGGAAATCCTCTACTGTTTTTGAGTTTTACAGTGTTCTACACCAGGGTCTATCAAGTTTTCCGGTAACAGATGCGGTAAATTAGCTCTTGTGGGGTTGATGTCAATACCACCTCTTCGGGCATACAAGCACGTCACACATATTTCATCCGGGTTCAACAACTCATACAATCTTTTGTATACCGTCTCACAAATTTCTTCATGAAAGTGATTCTCATTTCTGAATGAAATAATATACTCTAACATACTCGCCGGGTTAACATGGTTTTTACCCATGATATATACAAACACATCACCCCAGTCCGGTTGATTGGTCACCCGGCAGTTGCTCTTGAGTAAACCGCATTTGAACACCTGTACATGAGGGTGCTTGTTGTTTCCAATACCTTCAATTTTGAGCAGCTCGGGAGTCTCTTCATATACATTCAATTGCATGTTGTCTACAGTCTCCTTGTCAACTAGATCATGTTCGAGGCTCGTCCAGTGATACATCTCACCAAACACCGGTTTTGGGTCTTCCCGGTTATGATCATTCAAAAACTTTGCTTTGACATCGGTCTCTAACAGTTCACTCAAATCCTTGGTCACGGTTAACACCATGTCCGAAACAGCTTGTTCCCGGGTGTCTCCGTTTTTAAACATGTTGAATGAGTTGAGGTACAACTTGATACTCTTGCTCTCCACAATAAATTTACTATCACAGGGATACACGATTTTCAACACACCTGTAACGGGCATGCCTTTGCTTGTCAATGTACTCACTTCATATGCGTTCCAAGTGTCAAAGCCTACGAACGGTAAATTGTCGTCATGTAAATCCAAATGTTGTCTGTTGTTGCTCCGGGGTTCTTTGACCAGGATTGACGGGTCGTATTGATCAGGATAATCAACAACCTGGCCTAACACCTTGCTGATACGGGAATTATCTAATTTTGTCATAATTTTCAAAAGTCGTTTGTATTGTTTTAAACCGTTCTTCAACAGTACCGGATAACCTCACCAGTTTTTTTCTCACTTTCGGGTTCCAGGTCAAATAGTCTTCATACATTCTCAATATATCGTTTCTAAAACTCTCACACGTGCTACGCTCGCCATCGTCTTCCAATTTGATATCGTCTGGTTCCGTGTAGAATATAACGTCTAGTTTGTCAACTAACACGTTGTGTAAATCCCAAGCATATTTCAGCACCCATCCTTCCACCTTATCCTGTTCATGCAACCACTTGGTGTATATATAACCATCTATAATACAACGATCCAAAACTACACAACCGGGCAAATGGTGATTATGTAAATGCTCGCTCAATATGAACAGTTGAGTCATGTTGTCACCTTCATCATTGATCTTGATACCTTGTGAGGCGACTTTGCGTGTAACTTCTTTGATAAACGTACATTTTCTCAATTTTTCATGTTGAAGCATGCGCCGCAACAATGTACTTTTACCTGTACTTTGAGCTCCTGTGAAACTTATTAACATATCAACATATTATATATTATTCTTAAAATATTATCCACTAATCTTTCGGGTATTTTATTCTATCATCTAGTTGTTTTTCCTTAGGAAAAGCGTCTAACTCATGAGCTCTTGTCTCGGTGTACATGGCACATAACATGTTCCACACAACCGCTGCAGCATGGTCTTCGGAATCCTCACCACACCACCATGCCTCCAGATGTCGATGAGCGCTGTCAAAATACACGCTAAGGGGCATGCCTTTCATCCAGTTGTTCTCACCATATTTTTCGGCCCCGTCTAGATATCGCTTCATGACACGTTTAAGCTCTTGCTGCGGTACAAGAGACATTCTTAGTTTACCATCACCGGTGTCACGCTGCGCGCCGGTCTCAAATTTTCTATTGTTACTCATATTAACTTCAGTCGAGTTTTTTACGGCGTCCCCAGCGATGCCAAGAAACATAATCGTAGTTTATTTCACTCTTGAGTGTAAGATCAGCCCATTCAGGTGGTATGGTAGTGGGCTTGTCGAGTGAGAGGTAATCCCAGTCTCTTATACCTATGTTACTCCATTGTAGGTTTCTAATTTTTATTTTATCTGGATGGTTTATCAACATATAGTTAAAATAAATTTCATATTCAGATGCACCGGATAATTGCTTACTGTCTATATTATTTAGAAAAACAGTATAGAAATTTTCATTAAAAATATTCTCTACACGGGTCAATATCTCTTTGACATATTTTGTTTCAAACATCATATGATGGCATATTCCAGATATATTTTTATCATACCGTTTCAACCCTATTCCAAGCTTTCCCATATGCGCGAAGTATGGTCTATGGTATTGGAAACCACATATCGCGGATGTGGATCGGTAACCTGTGTTATACAAGCACTTGGCATTTTCTATAAAGGTAGTTGGTTTTAAAAAATATGTGTCTGCATCAATTACTAACCATCTATCGAGAATATTTGGAATGCAAATACCGGCGTATAGTTTTAGTAATTGTTGTAAGTACCAACCAGCGCGGCTTTCTTCTCCTCTTTCTTTGTCTTTTTCTGACAGTATGTATCTATTTTGACAGTCAGCCAATCCGAATGGGAAACTATTTTCATTTACTGTAGTACAATTATCAATTCTCAAATTTTCAATCGGAGTGACCAAATAAATGTTTCTGTAACCTACAATGTTATTTTTAGTATATTCTATTTGCGCGTGGATATTCTCCGAATCCTTCGGACCTACACAAATTACTATGTCAAATTCTAAATTGATATTCACCTGTTATTCTCCAAATCTGTTGCGTCAAGCTGCTGGTATTTAGGGTTGTATGTAGATATACCGCATAACATTGCCATGCATGCCGGTAATATAGCTACATAACTACCAGTTGTTACATATACAATAGAGACATACATGTTAATAAAAACACATACAGCGAGTATACGGCCTTTGAAATTAAGATTTTTCCATGGAAGCATCAGGTATCCAATCTTTTAAGGTGTCTGTGTCAGGGTCATATCTAACAATATCCGGGTCGTATTGTTTCATCTGTTCAATGTACCGGTAATACGGTTTGAGTCGGTTTATCACTGTCTGTGGATCCGGGTCATATTCATGCTTTATCTGCATCTCTATATCACATATAGTCCCGTCGTTGTTGTAATATACCTCTCGGATGTACAACCCGTCAGGTGTTTTCACTGGTCTCAATCCCCAATTGTTCATTCGTTATTGTATAATTTTCTCTCGAAAAAGTCAACCCACATGTCACCAGCCATGTCGTGTAAAGCATGAGATAATATTTGAACGTTAGGGTAGGTGTTCAACACTCTACGTGACATGATAACCTCTCCGGAATCTAATTCATCAGTCGCTCTATGTATCACACACCCGACATATTGTGGTATGTTCAACGCGGTGAATACACGTTCTTGAGGATCTTTGCCTTTGAGCTCAGGGTATTGTGTTATAAGACCAGGGTGCAGGTTGTATATATCATACTCTTTACATATAGAACCAGGAATGATTCTCATCCAGCCGTGCAAGGTTATGATCGGTTCTTTATCAGCAAATAATAGTTGATAGTCTTGCACGTCTGGTTTGGATCGTGTTCTTGTGCAATGATTCAAGTCTCGGTGCACCACACCCATTTTGTTTGTTATCACCCGGTCGGGACCGAACCCGAGCTTATTAGTAATGTTTGCTATCTCTGAACCAGTGTGACTGAACAACGCGATCCATTCTCTACCATCTATCATTTAATTATTTATCTTCGCAGTATCTTCTTGAACATTTTCAAATTGTATTCAAGTATCTCTTGCTGATTGTCATCTAGATTAGCTTCTAACATATCAGCTAGTTTCTGACTAGGTTTCTCGTTAAGTCCGAAATCATCATTGTACTTCAAATTGAACATGGCAGCTACAACCGGGTTAGATGTGTCACAGCTTCTTATGTTGTGTATGTTGTTGTCCACGTAGTAACTGAATTCTCGTGCCAGGCTACACCCTAACAAGTGTACGGGTTTGCTCCAGTTCCATCTGTTCTCATTTATCAGATCTTGGATGAATTTACGACGACCGTTCATGTAGCGTTCCAGTTTGGTATTACCAATACCAGTAGATAGGTAATATGAATAATCAAAACTTATGGCTACCACATCTGCATACTCAGCCATGAAACTGTAACATCTGACTAGATCGTCATACGTCTTACCTTGTACCACACCCATCTTGATACCAGGAAGATCCTGGTACTCTCCAGTGAAGGTGTAAAATTGTTTGATCGTGTCTTTGCTCTCCTCAAGAGTGTCTGGTACAATGTACACACTAGGTTCCAGCTTCTCTATCCATTTGGTGTATTCTGCACCGTCAAAACTTTTCCCTAGTTCAAATATGCTGTTGTCCAGGTACACACATTTGTCGTGTATATCCTTGGCTGTCTTGAAAAAGTTAAAATATTCTGGGTATTGTTCAAACAAATGTACCAGTGCATAACAATAATCATTGTACTGTAATGACTGCTCTAATAAGCTCAACGGACTCTCATGGGAAACTTCAATCTTCATATTCATATATTATAGATAATAAATAGTGCCATATCAAGCTTGAAAAATAAATACTTTCATACATAATTGTAGATATGATGTACAACTTTTCACCACGAGCGAATGATTTGCTAGCGAAAACGCAGCTGTATGCTGGTAAGTACGATCACGGTCAAATCACCACTTTACACGTGTTGATGGCCACAATATGTACAGAAGATAGCTTGGCACATGAACTACTGGTCATGCAGGGTGTCAATATAAAAACATTAACTGATCGCTTACATTACCATCTTGATAATCAAGTGATTAGGGCTAAGGATACAGATATTAAAATACCCATGAGCGATGAGGTAGAACGTGTGCTCAGACTGGCTAAAAACGTTAGTGCCAAGATGAATCACTCGTTCATTGGTACCGAGCACTTGATGTTGGGTATTGTGTGTCATACGGAGTGTCAAGCGTTTTCGTTCATGTACGATAACGGAGTGGATCTACCGGGGTTAGCTCAAGCATTTAGAGAATATTTGAACCCTCAACAAGACATATCAGAACAAGAACAAGGAGCTTCTACAGGTGGGAACGAACAGATGATGAAACCAGGGGAAGCCCTAGAACAATTTGCGGTAAACATGACATTGCAATCCAACGAAGGATTATTGGATCCTGTTGTTGGGAGAGAGCAGGAGATTGAACGAGTGATGCAAGTGTTGTGCAGAAGACAAAAGAATAATCCAGTACTTGTAGGGGAACCGGGTGTGGGTAAAACAGCCGTTGTTGAAGGTTTGTGCAACATGATTGCAGCGGGTACAGCTCCATTACAACTCAAAAACAAGCAAATTTATAATTTGGATTTGTCTCTGATGGTCGCGGGGACCAAATATCGTGGTCAGTTCGAAGAACGTATGAAACAGGTGATGGATGATTTGATGCAATTGAAAGATACGGTTGTGTTTATTGATGAGATTCATATGTTGGTTGGTGCTGGTAATGCAGATGGAGCAATGGACGCGGCCAACATATTGAAACCAGCATTGAGCAGAGGTGGTTTGTGCTGTATTGGTACTACAACATTTGATGAGTATCGTGAATTTATAGAATCTGACGGAGCATTGGAGCGTAGGTTTCAAAAAATTGTAGTGGATGAACCGGATTATGAAATGACTTTCGATATATTAACTGGTTTGAAACACAAATACGAGGAGTTTCATAACGTCATATATACAGAAGAAGCTGTACAACTAGCGGTTGATTTAAGTGGTAGGTACATAACAGACAGATTCTTTCCAGACAAAGCGATTGATGTATTAGATGAATGCGCGGCCCGATTGAGGCTCAAGCACGGTACAGTACCTTCTAGAGTTGTCAAACTAGAAGGTAAAATACAAGACTGTGCAGATCTGGCGCTGGAACATTTGACAAATGATGATTTTATAGCGGCAGCTACATTTCGAGGTGCTGAGAAAAAGTTCAAGTCTCAACGAACCAAGGCGGTCAAGTCAAGTTTGAATAAACAAAAGACTTTGGAAATAACAGAGCAGCATATTCGATCAACAGTCAGCAGCTGGTGTGGTGTTCCGTTGGAGCATTTGAAGAGGAGTGAGTCTAAAAAATTGGTAGGTCTAGAACGTAATCTTAAAAAATATATTCTAGGTCAAGACCAAGCAGTTGAAGTGATTTCAGACAGTATCATTCGGAGCAGAATGGATGTATCAGACCCGGAGAGACCGGTGGGGTCATTTTTGTTGATGGGTCCAACAGGTGTTGGTAAAACTTATCTAGCTAAACAACTTGCTAAATTTGTTTATGGTGATGAAACTAACATGATCCGGGTGGATATGAGTGAGTTAATGGAAGCACATTCCGTGAGCAAGTTGATTGGCAGTCCTCCTGGTTATGTAGGTTACGGTGAAGGTGGGCAATTGACTGAAAGTGTCAGACAAGAACCATACAGTGTTGTACTGTTTGATGAGATTGAAAAGGCACATCCGGATGTGATGCAGTTACTATTACAACTTTTAGATGAAGGTCAATTGACAGATAGCCGGGGAGTGAGTATCAATTTTAGAAATTGTGTGATATTGTTAACCACCAATATCGGAGCCGATCGCATGCAGCATAATCATGTTGTAGGGTTCGGTAGTACTGATGAACAAAACCTGGACAACATTAAAAAGCAGCTACAGAGCCACTTGAGACCTGAGTTTATCAATAGATTGGATGAGATAGTCATGTTCAACAGTCTCAATCAGGAGACGTGTAAACGTATATTGAATAACGAATTGAAAAAGTTTACCGACCGGATGGAACTACAGCAAGTTAAATTGAGCATATCCACTCAAGTCAAGAACCTTTTACTGGAGCAAGGGTTTGATAAAAAATATGGAGCCCGGCCATTGAGAAGAATTATTCAATCTAAAGTGCAAACACCACTAGCTAAATTCTTGTTGGAACATGGACGACCGGTCGAAATTTCAGCTCTGGTTGATCAAGACTCTGTTAAAATTGAACATAAAAAAGCACCAGTCGGTTAAGACTGGTGCTAAATTATTCAGAGCGTGTATATCATTTCAACGCTCTAGGTTGTTACCTTTAGCTTACTACTACAGATGACTCGAGGACAAACCGCCCTTGAGACCGCCAACTAACACCAAGTGGTAGTAGAGCTCAGCACCGAAAATGTTGTCTACGACACCATAACGGGTAAGCAATCCAACACGAGGACTGAAATCATTGGGCCCGATGGTACGTTGTACCATTACGGGAATGTATGGGCAGTATATGATACCTGTGTCGTAAAACTCAGGACCTTTGTAACCCAACAGGGCATACTCGACCTGCTCACGTAAGCCTTGCTCACGTTGTGCTTCGGTGCGAGTGTCACGATAAACGTTAAACCTTCCGCCGAGGTTACCTACTTTAGCAACGCCAACAGGTTGTGTGTTGACGGAACCATTGACAGGCATCCATGTAAACTCTGGAAGCATCTCGAGGATAGCGCAAACAGCGGGGCTAGCAACAATAAAGTTTGCTGCACCACGACGGTTGCGTATTGCGATACGATTTGCTTCAACAATGAGTTTTGCGTAAAGGTCACGATTACGTTCTGCCATCCAACGACCATCAGCTGATTCAGCAAACCATGCACTGTATCCTGTACCTAATCCACCCTGAATTGCGGTTTGGATCATACGAACGATCATTTCACGATCGATCTCGGCTTGAAGCTCATAACTCATCGCGTTGGTGAGTTCAGTATCAACGTCGATACCGTTCATGTTCTTCAAGTCTTGTTCCAGTTCCACACTCCAGTTGGCAGCAAGTCTACGTGTACCAGCTTCTACTGCTGTCTTTTCAAAGCTAACCTCGATCGTTGGAATCTTGGATCCCAATTCGAAGTCACCTAGAAGAGCAGCAACACCACTATCAGCACCAATCTGGCTAAAGCCGACTGTACCAGCTCCGGTTAATCCAAATGCACCAGAAGTGGTCGCAGCGACCGCTCCAGAAAATGCAGCTTGAGATTTACCAGTAAAACGGGTATCAAGATATTGATAACCGAGCTCGCCATCTACAGCGTTACCAGGAAGGGCACCAGCAGTGTTAACGGAACTATGAGCATCTGTATAAGGGGAGATTGCTCCAGCAGCTTGAGTAAGAATACCATCCTTACCATTACCGTTGGTCTCACCTAAGAAGTCTTGTCCGTATTTGTAGCGCAAAGCAAAAGCGAGTCCAACAGGACCGCTCATGGGCTGAACACCTACTAATTCGTTAGTCAACAACTCTGGGAATGTACGACGAATCATCGGAATGAGGATTTTGGGTAAACGGGCATCTCCACCAGCATAGTGATCACTTCCACCGGGGAACGCCCCGCCTTGTTGACCATTGCCTTGAGAGGTTCCACCGAATACTCCGCCACCAGCACTCACATTTGCTTCATTTACACACCAAGACTCTTGGTTTTCCAAAAGCATGGCTGTGTTGAGACGTGTGTGATCATCTTCGATAGGTGCAACGTTTGCTGAATTGTAATCCAATACAGGACCCCATTTTTCAAGCAAAACCTTAGCACGACTTTCATCGATATAAGCTTGAGTTGGTTTAATTATTTTTGACATATTGTGTTTTCTCCTTGACCTTGTTACTCAGGTATCGCTACCTCATACATAAAAATTAATATTTACCAAGTTCCCCCATGTAAGTGTTGAACATTGGATCAGAACTTGTCTCATCCAGGTTGCTAGCACTCTCGGTTACAACTTGTTTAGGCTGTTCTCTTTTCTCTACAACGATATCAACATTCTTTTGTTGAGTAACTCGTTGTTCCCGGGCCTGGTCACGTAATTTCAAACGTGCTTGGTCGTCTTCTTTTTCAAACAATTTTACTGTATAATCAAAATTTTCTGCGATGAACTCAGCGCTTTTTCCATTGAGCACTCGTTTGACGTATTCTTTCTTACGTTCCGGGAGACCATGGCTCTTGCGCTCTAAAATGAGTTCTGCTTGCGCGCGGTCGAGGTTCTCTTTTAACGATTTAGCTTCAGATGCGGTTTTTTGTACAAGTGCGGTGCTTTCGTCAATACGACGCTTACCGTCTTTTATTGCACCGGCGACCTTTTTCTTGGCAAGCATTTCATCAACTGCGAGAACTTCACGTAGTTCTTCTAAAACTTGAGTGGCGCGTTTGTTGTTGACCGCTTCAGTTATATGTTCGAGAGGCAAAGCTTTCTCTACATACAATTCTAAATAGTTGCTGATGTTGTCTACTAGACTTTCCTTGAGAGTACCAGCTTCTTCGTTCAACGCTGTCTGATACTTCTTGACAATGTGTGTAAGTTTTTGAGCATGGTTGGTGTCTATAGCTTCAACTAATTTCTCTAATTTGACACAATGATCACCATCAATCGCTTCTAACAAACGTTCGAGTTTGGATGCATATGTATCATCTTGCTCTACTAGGGCTTTTTCGACGTGGAGGTCTACACGCTCTTGTACGGCTGCGTCAAAAGCTTCTTGTATATGTCCCAGGCTCTCTTCGCTGAGAATATCCTTGGTGACCTCTTTCAACATTTCTTGGAATTTTTTATTTTCAGAACTCATGATTAAAAAAGTGGTTTTTTAGCGACTAAAGCAATACGTTGTTTGATTTTGCTATGTAAAACCTTTTTCAGACTGTTGTTAGCCTTGGAAAAATCACGTTCATTCAGTTGTTTAATGAAGTTTAATATAGGTTTTCTTTCAGAATTTGTATTTTTCATTTTAGCACTACTAATTATTTAGTCTAACACACGGTTAATTTTGTTTAGAAATGAACATATTTGTTCTTTTAAGTAAACATCTAGGTCTTTTCTAGGTAAATTTTTTATACCGGATTCGAAATTGTCGTATGTTTCACTGAAACTTCCGTCTTGTGATAGTACATATTGTTTGCTTTCCAATATACCGTTAACAAACGCTTTTGGGAAACTAGGGTCAGCCACACAATCAACAGCCACTAATCTCATCTCTTTGACATAGTTGGCATCGTCTTTCTCTTCCAATTGACCTAATGCTCTGCTGCTCATGCCAAGTTTCACACCGTCCATGATCAGACTTTTCATGATGTTACCTACAGGCGTGCTCAACACTTGTGATTTACCATAAAACACGTTACCATTTTGTTTTAGCTCTGTTACCATGTGACAAGCCTTTTCTGGATTCACCTCTGCACTTGTGGGGTGATTGAGTTCACCAAGTGCTCTTTTTTGGTTGATCATCTCTTCTGTGTAACGAGCCACTTCTTTACACATCTCATCACCTTCGTATATTCTACCGTTTCGGTTCTTTTCACCAAACTGCATGTAAGGACCACTCACAAACAATTTAGGTTCAGATTTGTCGTTCTTCTCCTCTAAGATGTATTCAAATTCATGAAGATCCGGTTTTTCTACTAATAGTTTAAATGCCATGGTAATAGTATTTATGCCACGGGTTAAGAAAACTACTGTCTTTTACTACTGGGAATTGCGTAGAAACCTATCACCATGAACATTAAATCTACAAAACTAGCTAGCATAAGCCCACCGGTAAGTTCAAATGTGACCCATTTTGTTTCTCCTAAAAACCAGCTCAAGATACCTCCACTTGATTCTGCTGGTTTTATAACAGTGTATGATATGTCTGGGTTCAATGCATAAAATATCATCAAATAACAATATGTAGCGGTCAATGCCATGAACAACATGCGCCTGGTGGTCTTCACAAATGGATCGCTCCTGGTTTCTTTTTGACTATCCGCGATCATTTGCATGATCTTGTCGTCTCTGGCGGCCATCAACTGTCGATCAACCATGCGCTGTTCTATCCATGCATTTATCAGATTAGCGCCGAGTTTGATACCAGCTCCCAAAATCGTGTTTAAAACACTACCGAACATGTAATTATTTAGTCTAGTTGAATAATTTTGATATGATACTTCTAATATACTCTATTAACAAACCTATATACATCAAAACTAATGGGAAAAAACATAGTACTAGCACAACTGCGCCTAGCATAACAGATACTGTGTTTGTTTGACCGTATTGTAATGGTTTGAACGGTGGTTTGTTTTGTACCAGTGGTGTTAGTTGATGTATTTGCGGTTTTTCTGGTGTTAATGGTACTATCACTTGAACTTGTGAGTTGTCAATCTCTGGAGTTTTTATTTTCTTAACTAATTTTGTTACAGAACACGAAGCGAATGTTAAAACTATAACTGTTAATAATATATACTTCATATTGTTATTTAGCTCGTTTGTTAAACAATTCACGTTCAGTAACTATCAAGAAGTCATAACCGTGTTTTTTACACCAAGTTTTAGCTGCAGTCCATTTGCTAACATTTTTAGCGTATGTGTATTGTTCGTATATTATTGTACTCTTCTTTTTATTACCATGTGGTTTTGGTGGTTGTGTTTGAGCATACGGTTTTATTTCTACTAAGTATTTACGTAACTGACCGTTCTGTTTCATGGTCAATGTATTATCCACTATATATCTTCTGAGTTTACCGTTTTTACCTATAGCATATGGTATCACAACATTCTCACTGTTCCATTCGACAACATGAGGGTTCGAATCACACCACCGAAAGAACTTCAACTCCCAACTGCTACGGTATTTAGGGTAACGTTTACCTTTATACTTGTTGTTCAAAGGCTTGTATATACCTTGTTTGAACCTCTCGTCTCTATGAAACATTATCCAACAAAGAACATTGGGGGTGCAGCGTCTCCAAGACCGGGGGCTCCTTCGTACATTTGTTTTTCTAGTTCGTCCTTTTCTTCTTTACCTTCGCTCAGCAAAGCGTCACCATTACTATTGACGGTACCACCACCAATGAGTGGTACGTTAGAAAATTTGCTTCTGGTACGACCCACTTGTAATTTCGTCAAAGCTAATGCGTATTTGTACACCCATAACTCTTTGACCAGGTCTTTGACAGGTAACTCTACATAACACGCTATCACTCCGTAATATTTGTTACGAGGTTCAGGTATCAACCGCATGTACTGTGTTCGGAAATCCCAATGTATAGATGGTTTAGTAACTAGCAATTTTTCGCGTAGTTCTAACCACTCTTTTACAGCGTACCAACTAACCAAGTCAAAACCATAATTTCCCATGGAGTAACTGAAATATGTTTGTTGTGCTAATGATTGCTCTAAAGTGAATAAGGTATTGACACCTGTGTGTGTACCTTGATTGAAGCTCCAGATGTCGATCACTTTTCTATAATCATTTACATCATAATCGTACATTTTGTTGTACAAACATTCAGATACCTCTTCTTCTGCTGCGGTGGTTGGTACCTGTTCTGTTGTGTTACTCGTTACACATACTGTTTGAGTACCTGTTTCTGTTGTTGGTTCAATTTTAACCGACGTTATACATGTCACTTCAGTACCATCCTCTCCTTCGAGTGTAACAGTACCAGTGGTTGTTTTTGTCGTGGTGGTTGTGTCTGAATCAATCGTGGGTAGGTCTACAACCGGGGGAGGGGGAGTAGTTGTAGTTCCTGTTAGTGCTTGTAATTGTTCATCTGTCAACGATGTTACAGGTGTGCATGTTGTTGTCGACTCGATCGATTCATATGGTACTTGCAATACATCTGAAGTTATGGTAGTAGATGTTATTGTCTGAAACTGTGTTGGTCCTGGTGGGTATACATCATAAGGGTCTAATGAATATACATTACCGTCTTCTGCCGTGAACGGACCGGTGTATGTACTGGTTGCAGATACACCTGTTGTACCGGTTGTTGATGATGTAAAGCTGTATTTTGTAGATTCTGTTAATATTGGTGCTAAACTACCACCTGTATAAACTGGTTGAGAAGATGTGAGTGTTGTTGTACCTGTAACGATTCTGTTGTCCATACCTGTTACAACCGTGGTCAATGTTTCGCATACCGGTTCTTGTTGCGCGATCAGGTCAGCTATACGTTGTCTCAACGACTGTCTCATCATATCTGCTGTCAATATAGCGGACCAGTCACCGACATAATCATATTCTTGTGTAGTGGATGTATCCTGTATTTGGTTGTCTGATGTAGTAGACCCAGTGTTTGTATTGGTAAAAGATGCAGCTATTATACTTGCCAAATTTCCAGCGTAAGGGTCTGTGTTTGTAGGTGTTGTGTTTACCGGATTTTCTGTACATATTATCTCTGTACTAGACAGCGCGGGTCCATCAGTCGAGGTGACCACCGCAGTACACGTGACTTTATAACCTGTTACTGTTTCTGTTTCTGTAACTGGGTCTTCCGGAGGGCAAGTCGTAGCCAATTTACGCTTGGTTGTATCATAACACTGTCTCATGTCCGGTGTTATTGTGAACAGTTTATCCATCCGGACTCCTTTGCCAGGTTCATACAAATCACTATTGAACACCAAATACTCTTCTGTATACCCGGCATATTTTGCGAAGAATTCACAAGCTATACTAATATTGTCAAAAATTGCGTTAGGGTGCACTTCGACATTGGTCATGGGATAACCCATAGCATATGCTATACGAGTGGCTAATGTCTCGTAACTATCACACCTGGGGCTTAGAGCGGTGCTATAAAATGAACTAAGTGGTTTTACATCTTCACCTGTTAAAGCCGCGCTACCGGCACCGGTTTGATAGTTTGATGATGTAGATGATGTGTTGAATGATGATGAGTCTAGAGTTCCTGCCATATAGTTATTTATGCCGCAGGCGGGGTGTCCTCAGGTGGAGCGATGTCTACTGGTGCATCTGCTGCTGGTTCCATACCAGTTTCCGCCGGGCCACCGAATGCTGGTGGGGGTGCACCTAAACCTCCACCGGTGTCCATTGGAGCTGCTCCCGGGGCGTCACCACCAGCTGCAGGGTCTGCTGCTTGTGCTTCTAATTGTTCTCTCCAGTTAGGGCCTCCGCTTTCAATCTGAGCTAACTCCCATGCAATTTCCTTATCTTTCCGTAAAAATTCTCTATTGGCTTTCACTTCACTGTCGCTCCATTTGAGGTATTTTTTCTGTGCAAATATGTTACTAACACCTTCGTTTTGAGTCATTTGACTGAAGTTGTTGTACTGTAATTCAAATATCTGCTGTTGACGTAGTTCGTGATAGTTTCTAGGCGGGTTGAACACGAACCTGAAGTCTTTCTCTTTCAAATCCAAATCGCTCCAGGTACCTCTCATTCTCAAATGGGTTATGAAACCGTCTTTCAACCCAGAGGCAAAATTTTGTTGTAATCGGATGACAAATCTAGCAAATTTGAGTTCTTCTCGCAGCACTTGACTCGGGTCTTCTACAGTGGATTCTGGGTTCAAGCGATTCACCGGCACTTTGAGTGACTTGTACAATTTTTTCATGAAGTATAGCAAGTCATCTAGTTCCCCTAGATTGGCACCGCCTTCTAAGTTACTAACCTGCGTACCTTCACTACCTTGTCGTTTAGCAAACCAAAAACTATCAAGCATCGACTGTGGGTTGAAGGTTTGTGTGTTACCATCACCTGAGCTTGACGCATCATGTGTTTTCCTAGACCAATAGTTTTGAATCAGTTTACGTAAATAAGCTTCAGCCTTGGGTGGGGGCATGTTTCCAACATCTACATTGAATACTAACCGTTCAGGGGCTCTTACTAATCTATATATAATGATAGCGTCTTCCATCAACAACAATTGCCTGTAAGCTCTACGACAATTTTCTACAAATGGTAGTCTTAATGATTTGTCTTGGTTCCAGATACCGCTGTTGATATAAGTCATTTGGTTTTTATCCAAGGGTATGAACTCGTACTTGTCTAAACCACCGGTTTGAGGGTTCAACACTGGCTTTTTAAGAATGAATCCTTTGACTATTGTATTTTGGATGTTATCATACACCGGGTCCATTAGCTCAGTCGGAACATTCATTATACCTAATATACCAGCATCTTTATAATCCTCATGTATAACATGTTCAAAAAATATCTCACCATCCACTAATATGTTTCTGAAATGCTCCCAGCCTTTTTCTTCCAATTCGAACTGCTCTATAAACTTGTCAAATTCGTGATTGATAGAGTCTTTTTCATTGGAGCTTAGATCCCTAGCATCATCATATTCGATTTTGATTATCTGACCGTTGTCATCTTCTACTACACATTCATCACATATCTCGTCTAGAGCGTCAGCGACTTCGGCATAAGCCCCCATGGTCCTGTAGTCTCGTATTCTTTTACCCTTATCGACATCAATATTGGCATACATGTAATCCAGGTATTTTTTGTCGATGTTGAAACCACCCATGGGTACATCCTCTCCAGCTTTGACAGTACTAATAGCATGTTTTTGGATAAGTTCAGTTCTTCTGGTACCTGTCTTGAAAAAGTGTTTGTATTTAGGGTTGAGTTCATCCACATTTTCAATAGTATTATTATTTGAAGTATATGGTAGTTTGGATTGAACATACGACATCAGTTGTCGTCCGAAAGTGCTGTCGTTACCTGTTGCCATTGTGTATATTTATGTTAAAAGGTTGTTGTTATCAAGTTACAATTGTATTCAAGTACCTGTCTGTTGTAGGGCTTCCATCTAATAATGTTGTACCATCTGCTTCATTACGGCCTTGTACATATATGTCACCGGTTGGCTGTTCCCGGACATAATAAAACCCTGTGTACGGTTTTCCGTCTATGTCATTATATTCAGTCCCATATGTATGAAAATATGGTTCAATAGGTACATCTAGACTGGGAAGAGGCCATGTTGTCAAGTGTTTAGTCTCTAACATTTTCATGATGTCTTTTTGTATGGTGTAAAGTTGTTGAAAACACCTGTTCAGCACTGCGGAAGAAAAGTATTCATTTATACCTACATACATGTTTCGTTGCGCTGTGTCTGTGATTATCAGACTGTTGTAATCTTGTTGATCTAGGTAGTTTCTCCCAGCGAAAAACAATTGACCACGCGGGGTGTAGTCCGCGGCTAATCTATAGTTTATTTTTTCTATGAATTGTAAATGGTTACTGACAAGCTTCACCATCAATTTGTTGTATACAAAATCGCTATTATACTCTTTAAATGATAATGATGTTGTGTTACTCAATTCATATATAGAGTAGTTTTGATCACTTAGATTCGATCGAGTGTTTACCTTTTCCTTGAAAGATAATATATATTTTTCCCCTAAGTCTTCGTCCGTGGCTATTGTAGTACCATCGTTGGCTACATCAACAAAATCAGTATATAAATATATTTGATCATACGTATAGGACCGGTCCTTGTCAATAATATATACTAACTCTCCTTCGTCGTTTTGAAATTGACGTGTGACAACTTCCACTTCTTGTGAAACACTCATAAATTTCAATGCGGCACGACATGCAATATTATGTTCTTCGAGATCGGATGCAGAAACACCAATGTTATGGTCTAACAAGCTGAACACTCCAATGTCAAAATCTCTAGATTTGAAACGTTTGATCACCCGACGGTTAGTCAGTATGTAATATATGTTTGGTTCATTGAGACTAAACTCTATAGATATGAATGTTTCTTTCGTGGTGTCACCAGGTTGCCCAACCTTGTAGTATCTCAAATCCATATCTGATTGAGTCAATGATGTTCCCTGATTTGATGTGTCCTTGCTTATCATGAGAGTAGCAACGGTTTTATAGTCATTGTCTAATATCGTCAAAAAACCTCCGGGGGTTAATACATATATCTGATCAGTAAATTTATCATAATGTATGTCAGAAACACCCGTGTATTTCTTGGTGGTTCCAGTTGCTCCGCGGAAGACGATGTTCCGTTTTGCTCTTTTAAATAAAAAGTTGTTGTTTTTATCGTATATTTTAAATGTGTAGTCGTGTTCATCATACACAATCAATTGATCATCTGGAGTTGTAGTGAATGCGACAGGGTTGATTATATCCGATGTGTTTGTCGCGTTGTTAACATCCCCGAGCATGTTTTCAAGCACTAACTTGTTATTCTTAATACTGTTTTGAGAATCAGAGGCTAAGTAACCGGATACATCGTATCGATATATCACAGATCGTTGACTACTACTAGACACATTAGAGACACCTAGTCGCGGTAACCCTCTATCAAAAACATACAATTTCTTACTATCACTAGATTTAATTTTTTGTATATTGTTAAATATTAAGGTGTTGTTTGCTGATGGGAATGGTTCTGCAGATTTGTAGTTGTCTAATACGACCCAGCCTTGAGAACCAGAGATTTCTCCATCCGGGGTGAACTTAGGAGCAGACTGATTAATAGGGGTGTTTGACATTTTCACTACAGTTATTGCTTGCTGGCTTCCTAGGAAGCCTAGGTGAAAATTTTCGCGGCCTGAGTCGGCATATTCTGTAGCCACAGATGTGTTATCTCTCACCCAAGTACCGGTGATCAAACTATTCAAATGTTCTCCTTTCATTGTTCCAGAAATTGAAGGAGCATTAGTGGATATTTGTATGGTACCACCAAGATTGTACCCGGTCAAAGGTACAGGTGTGTCTGATGATTTGAACACTGGGGCACCAGGGGAATCACCATTATGGGTGTAAAATCCCATGTAGTTTCCTGGTAATATGTTGGATATTAGTATAGCTCTTGAGTTTAAATAAGCGAAATTTTCGTTAAAACCGTTAATTATGTTGAATATACTGGCACTTGTTGCTAGTTCGTTGGGGTTCAAATGTAAAACATCCCACTTCTTAGGTAAATCTAGCTTGTCTATCACTGTACGGTCGAGCAATATGTCATAATTAGCAATCAGCTGAGATGTTGTTGTGAACCCATCACCAATTTCCGGGTTGGCATATATTGCTTCAACACCTTCTATTGTTGAAGGTGGGTATATGTATCTTTGCTGAGCCATTGTATATATTTATACAATTTTTCTTTTATAGGGGATTGTTTTTAACCCTGTGGTTCTTGGATTAATTTTTGTTTGAATGAATCCTCTATCGCCTTTACCGGGTCAGTTGGTGGTTTTTCTAATACATTTGTTGATCGTTCGGTTTGTTGTGTGTATTCCGACAGACTCATCTCTTTTACTTTGTTAGACTCTGGTGAGAAAGCTAGTTCCATCAATTTCATCTCCAACTCAATCACTCGAGCACGTAACTGACGATGTTCTTCTGCTAGAGCGTCAGGTGCTACAGAGTTTAATTTGGTTTGTGACAGTTTATCTTGTAGCACCAGCAGATCTGATTCGTTTATAGCCTCTCGCTCCTGGCCAGGCTGTGTGTTGCTGGTGCTGTAGTAGTCTATTATTTCTGTGGTGTCTTCACCAAGCTCGTTCCAGCCGATTAAATAGTTTTTCACCCGGTCAATGTATTCGTTTTGGTAAGGTACTCCTCTAGGTCTGGTGAAACGATGATTCCATTTGAGCCAGGGTAACGCTACAGATTTGTGACCGGCTTTTCTATATTTTTTGTGTATGTACCCTTCTTCCCCACCAAAACCTCTGAACTTTTTGTTGAATCCTAACCAGTTAGACTTGACACAACTGAATAAGCCTAGGCCCATGATTTCAATCTCGTACTCTTTGTTTAATTTCAACCGGTCAGGGTTTACCAACCATTTACCATACATGTTGTAATCCCATTCTGGTGACATCTCAGTAGCAAATGTGTTACCGGCGCCATCTAGCAATGGTCCGTGTATCAAATTTTTACAATCTGGTTGTTTATCATAATATTTTATTAATTTTTTGATCGCACCTGGTACAATCTGTACATGACTGTCAACAACTAACACATATGGTGTCTTTGCATACTGGAATATGTAGTCTCTACTGGCTGTACCAGGCCAAGAAACATTTTTCACATACAATCCGTTGTTACCGTGTTTGTTTTTCAGTTTGCTGATCAGTTGCTCACAAGCTTTACCGTGAGAGCTTTCCGGGTTGCCATCAATAACAACAAAATTTATATCGTCTACACACTCAGAGTGATACATTAGTATGCTCTGAATGGTGAACCACACACCATCATAATCGTCATAACATGACATGCCTATTGTTAACTTCATATACTATATATATGGTTATTTTACTTAATATGCAATGTTATATTAACTGTAACAACACTCGTTAGTTAATCTTAATCCGGAATCAGCTGTACCTACATACATGTATCTAAACTCCGGTATGTCTATTTGACATGTAACAGAACCAACACCAGTTCCGCCAGTACCAGGTTTAACTACAATAGTATATGCTTTACCGCACACAAGGTCAGCAAAATTTACAATATTTGTTAAAGGCCCGGTTGGTGGAGGAGTGTTCAGCTCCTCCCGGATGGCTTGGTCAACAGCTTGTGCTGCATCACTAGTGCTGAGACCGTATCTAAACATAAAAAATTGTCGGATCTCATCTAGAACTTTCATATCATACAACCCAAAGTCTTTACCATCATCCCGAACTTGTTGTACAAACTGTAACTGGTCGCGGAAGTTTCCCTTCCCATTGTCCCATTGTAATAAAGTACCGTCTGCGTATCTACCTGTATTTAAATCTATATTTTGACAGGGCGCGTCACTATCACTAGCATCCGGGGTACCGTCTTCTTTACACACTCCGTACCACCCTACGTAATATTGCACCTCGTCTTGTAATTGTAACAATCTCATTACACTTCTCTCAATTCTACGAAAAATGGTCCATTTTCGTCGAGTTGCCCTCTAAAACATATACCGCTTGGAGATACGTATGTTACATAGTTACCGTTTACATTATCTGACCATGGCCTAATCATTGTTATTCTACCAACCGGACCGGCAAAGCCTTGTACTAAAGTTGTTCCATCAGCTTCTACTTCTTGACCAGTACCATTGACCAATACACATGACCAACCAAGCCCGGAGCCTCGAGGGGTTGCCGTCTGATTTATTCCACCGTAGCATAACTTACCTGTACCTTGTATATCAACTGTGTATGTAAATGTACCTGTCTGCGTATATTGATATGTGCCCTGAGCAAAACCTGTTGTTGATAACCCAGCCAATGGTGATTGATCGGCTCCGGAGCCTGTTGTTTTTATCGCGTAATCCATGCCGTCACAACAATCAACTGATGGTAATGTGGTAGTTGTCGCTGGTTCACAGCTGTATGTTACATCAAGGTAACAATCTGGGTTAAAAAAGTTTTCAAATCTGATGTTTATGTTGTTACCATCCCAATACTGACCGTAATCCGGATGCCCGGGCCCGCCGGCGAAGATCTCCAGATTTGTCTCTCTTATATCATTAGCTGTGATTGGTCCATTGTTAATATATACAACCTCGTTTAAAGAATTTAGTTTTGTCCACCGGATTTTATACGAAGCCGGGGTTCCGATAACGTTTCGGATTATAATGTTACAGTTTTCGCAGGACATAGCACTCTAGTGATTATTTATTCACAAATTTCAGTTTTAAAGCGGTTCATATTGATTAACCGCAACTAAGTTCTCCTTCTACCTGTGTTATCTCACAACATACAAGCTCTCCATCAACACCTGCGATGTTACAACATACCAACTCTCCTTCAACATCTATTATTGAACAAGTGCATGAATACACCTTCTCTATACAGCAACCGCATGCTTCATACAGTATTTGTACATAACCAAATTCATCTTGGTGTTCCTTTACATCTATATACACCGGTCCGTTTTGTAAGTTGGCCACCGGTACTGTGGTGATCAGCTGACCCGTGTATTTGTTGAACACTTCCAACAATGTTGCACCGTCTCCTGGCGCATCCACTTCTAATAGTTCCAGTGTAACATCATCATCCACACATCTCAACAACGCGGTCACGTCTTCCAATGTACAACTCCCTTTGAACGACACGCTGGCATCACCAGGTTTGTCTAGAATCAACACAGGCTTGGGTACGTATGGTACTGGTTCACTTGCAGACGGTATACCTTCTGGTTCTGAATCGGTTACGAAATATCCAGGTACACATCTGTACGGGAACACATCCTCGGTACCCTCTGGTGGAGTGGCTCTGATGTTGGTCAACATCATGTTGAAATATTCAGCTGTTTCCAAACCTGAAATCTGTAACTCTACACCGTCTATCGTGATACCACCACCAGCCAATGTACCGATTATGATGTCGGTCGACATGGCATTTTCAGGGAAGAACGCCACACTAGTGTTCACAGATTCATCATAATCTTCTCCGGGTTGTGCACTGTCAGTAACACCCTCTGGATGGTAATCCACAAGCAGAGCTCCTTTGTATGTACTACGACTGTCCCTAATTATTCTGATGCTTGTTGTTTTTCCTTCCACAACATACACTGGATTCACTTGCCACTTCAAAAACACCACTTCCGGTTCAACAGGACATGTTGTAGTTGTGGTTGTGGTTGTGGTTGTGGTTGTGGTACTTTGAGTTGTAGTTGTAGTTGTAGTTGTGGTGGTTGTAGTAGTTGTTGTAGTAGTTGTTGTAGTAGTAGTTGTGGTAGTTGTAGTAGTGAATGCATGACCGGTCAAAGCGGCTGGTACAGTTATGTCATTGAACGCGTTGCTACGTATGGTCCAGTTGACGGTTTTAGGTATCACAGCTTCATATGGTACCGGGTATGCGATTTCGTCTGCTATATCTTCTAAGTAACGCGCTTCAGTTGGTCTGAAAGCCGCATTTATTGTTCTAGATTCTTGAGGTAACAAAACAAATGGGTATGACACTCCATCTGGAGTGATTTCCGCATCGTCATCATATTCAATATCGAATATCTTGACCGGGCAGCTACCGTTGTTGCTTATTGTGATTGGTTGTAATGTTTTTTCACCAACTAATGTTGGGTCAAACTCAACCGGGTCATCACTAGTGAAACCGGGTCCATCTACAACCAAGTACCCGGATTTGGCGGTACCTGTTAAATCTATTTTGATCTCGGGGTTGTTCACACTGTCATTTTCAATGATGATGCTATCCTGATATGTTACAGAAAAATTTTGGCCTTGTGATTGCGCTGAATCAATCAAGTCAGGTGGGGAGAAATAAACATAAATAGATTTTGAATTTAAACATCCACTGTCTACCGGGGAGTATACACCTTCTAGTTGAATACCATCCATATAAAAGGGTGTGTTAGGGTTAGTAACAGATAAAACCCGGAGCGGATAACTACCTGTGTTGTTTATTGTGAATTGGTCACGAACAGCTGCGGGGAAACCTTCAGCTTCATATGTACCAAACCTGGTCTGACCGTAAAAAACTGTTTCTGCTAAAAATGACTCACTAGTTGTTACCACTTCAGTACCGTCAGGTTTGACATTATCGTACGGTGCTCTAGATACACATATATTGAATACTATCTGCCCAAACAGTGCGTCTCCTAGCTCAATTGTACTGGTGTATTGTCTCTCTCCAAACAATGTCATAGGGACTATAAAATTGTTTGTTTGGTCCTCTAGTAATAGCAATGCCTTGCCTCGTTTACCGGACAGATTTGTAAATGTTCTTACATCCACAATGTCTAAATCATTGACATAATCATGTACGGATGGTTGTGCAACTCGTACACTCACCTGATGCACGACTTTGTTAAGGTCTTTATCTATAGTTGTTAAGCCTGGGAATACAGTTGTTTCGTACTGGTATTTATCTGGAAAGAACCGACCAGTGATTATTGAATCAGCGGGATCTGTTAACAAATTGTTACTACCAGTAGTAAATTCGGGTTCATATCGTACTTCACTACTCGCTGGTTGTGTTGTAGTACCACACTGTTGAGTGTAGTCAAGATTGTATACCACCTTGATCAGCTCAGGTTGGGATTTTATGTTGAACTGTATTTCATGAGGTCCTTTGAGTACGATTTGTTCGTATGTCTGTGTGATAGTTTCACCAGTGGATGTTTGATTTTCATGTGTGATATCAAACTCTATTTTAGGTATGTTGAAAGGTGTCTTCATGTGTTGTTACCTGCTCCTGTTACCGTTATGTTCCGGATCACAGTCAATCCAGTGTTAGCTTCTGATGTATTACTTGCTAATGCCATTTTCAATCGATCAGGTGCTTGATACTCCTTGTAATAGGTGTTACCTCCGGAATCCCATGTTTCATAATCCCCGGGAGCAGGTGCGTAACTTTGGATCATGATCCAGTTACTAGATTTATAATTTGTCCCGGAGGTCCATGGGGTTGCATTTAATGTATATGGCCATTGCTTGTCTGCTTTCCAATAAAATGGGGTACTATCAGGTGTTTCTGTTACAGAAGCTGTGTGGTCTCTTGTGCATCTGTATATTGTACCGTTGTAGCTTACTCGTGTGTCATCCTCTATATTGATAGTTACTGATGATGTATGGTCTGTTAAACATTTGTATATTTTGTCGTTGTAAAAAACTTTACTAGCATCTGCAGCCGGGAGCAGTGACACATCTGATACCAATTCAAACTCTGGTTCATGAGGATGTTTCAAATATACTTTAATTCTCTTACCTAAATCGGTCAACACTACTTTACACCTGACAAATGGTAAATCTGTGTAGTCGGTATATTCTGATATGTCTGACCAAAAGTTATACTTGCTTGAATCAACATTCGTTGTTTCTTCAAATCTATTCACTGTATCGTACTGCGCGAATACGGTTATGTTGTTTGGTGTTTTTGTATTACCACCTACATTACCAACAACGTCTAAAGCTACACATGCATGTCCAGTGTCTAAACCGGATAAAGCACTTTGAGTGTTTGTACCACGGGTTACATCATCTAAATATGTAAATGCAGGCCCTAACCCACCATCATCGAGTAGTTCATATTCCGGTTCTGAAGCTGCAGCATTTTTTAAATTTAAATCCTTAACACGTGCTTGGAAAAACACTACACTCAACCCGTTTGGTTTTGCAGTCGTGTCACCGTCTATAAACCCACATGTCATGAAGTCAAAACACATCACCATGTCTCTGTTTGTTTGCATGTTTTGTGGTTCTGTACCGTGTATAAACACACAACTGCTATTGGGTTGAGGGTCTGGGTTTTCAGTAGTTCGGTTCTCCAGACATCCCATGAACAACAAGTTTCTAACATCGTCGTGCATGTATGTAAACTCACTCATTGATAGATATGTCAGACTAGGGTTTGTTTCATACATAAATGTTCTCTGTATGCTATCATTAGCCGGGTTCAGTGTATATATTATATAATTGTTTTTGTAGATACTTGGTTTGACTGCCTGTACCGTGTTATCATACATTAAAAAGTCGTTTTTTAATAGAAATATATTATCCGCGATATCATAACCTAGTTGAGTCATTGTATATCTTTCCGAATCTTTGTTGTATGTTATTCTAGGTGATTTTACTCGATCTATGTCTATTATATTGAATTTATTTATACTTGACAGAGAATATACAGATGTTTCATATATAATCTGATCATCTGTTAAGTCTTGATCCGGGTACGTACGTCTCAAAACACCGGAATTCATGTTGTAGTCATATATTTCCGGGTAAATCATCTTGTCTGTAGTTGCAGATAGTTCCGGGTGGACGGTAGTTTTTACCACCATTAGACTTTGTTGAGATTTGTCATACCACCAATTACTTGTTTTTTCATACCGGTTCTGATGATAGTCTTTTTTCAAAAACGAAAAATTATTATGACCGGTGCTTATTTTCCCGGTATCATAATCGTAGGATATTCTTTCAAATACTAAGTAATTACGAGTTTCAAAGACTATCGTATCATAAATCACATCAATATCTAGCAACTCGTTAGTTATTTCTGAAGATATATCGGTTAATGTTATTTCCGAGTCTCTATATGTTACCTTACCCTGTACGGTATATTTTTCGTATAAAGGTTTTACCAGAGGTGAATTTAAGGTTAATATACCGGTATATGTATTGTTCCTAATATACAATTCACCGGCGATCGATTGTTGTTCTGTCAGAGTTTTCTTTTTGTGGTGCTTGGGTACTATATTATTTTTATGTCTACTAGCGGGTTTTAAGTGCTCTTCCGGTATGGTTTTTAACTCGGTCTGATATAGAGTTGAATTTTTGTTGATAGGTGGTTGTTCAACTGGTTCAACCTTTGTTTTAATTAAAGTATATTCATTACCATATATATCAGATTTCCATTTATATAATACCTTGTCTCCTCCTAGCAACTGACCGTATCGTGTGTCTATTGGTTGTGTGTAATTTTCTCCAAGTGGGTATATGTCCGGGTTTTTCCAGACATTGTCACTTTTTTGTTCCCAAAAGTCAAATTCATCTGTACTTCTATTGACACCGGTTTGTGTCATATACGTGTCAGATTTTGATTGATACGGGGTAAATCTGATGAGGTTTTTGTACTGTTTTTGTAAACCAAAATTATAATGTGTTGTTATTGCGTTTTTTTGCCAATTCACATTTTCATAATACTCTACTACTGTTTCAAACGGTCTATCAGCTCCAAAGAACCCGGTTGAGCCAGTGGATGGGTCTGGAAAAAAGTATGTTTTGTTTGTTTCAGTTGGTTTGAATTTATACTCAAAATCTAAAGTAGTGTATGTTAAAATACCCACATTGTTTGAGTTAAAATAACCTCCAATATATTCTTGCTTATACAACCCTTCACCGTTTGTGGTTAATATAGTTGGGTAAAATTTATTTAATATTTCTTTATGTGGGTTATCAGCCGCAAATAATTTGGAAGATACTACTTGGGACAGTGTATCACCGGTGCTCAAATAATAATAGTCGGTACCGCAGTATTTTTTAAAAGCGAGTTGTTCATATTCTATATTTAACTGACCCGTTGACAAATAATTTGAAAATTGTTTATCATTTAATCTATCTAATTCCGTTCCGGTTATAATATCAGATATGGCATATGATCTATTCTCTATATCTCTCATTTCCTTCGAGTCTGATTGGGTTACGCTTTCGATACCCGAAAACATGATTACCGGTACTTGTTCTATCAATTCCTTCACAGTCTCGGTAAATGTATCAGATAAAAACATTCTCTCTCTTTGAGGAATTAACGACATGTTGAAGTAATTATATCTATTTGAACCGGTACCGGTGTAACTACTCGCATCAGATTCATATGGTATATTATAATAGTTTTGTTCCGTGTCATACAATTCTTGTACTTCAACTCTCAAATTCGTTAGTACGTCTTGCTGTGATAGTCCCATATCAGCCAATTGAGATTGAATGTCAGGGTCATATTTTATGATCTCGGCCACTTGTTTATAAACAACTTGATTGATTCCATAATCACTACCTTTCAAATTGGCTTTGACACCGGAAAATTTAATTTCTTCTCTTTGATTTGAATAATATATCGCGATTTGCTTTAACTTTCTAGCGAAAAAAGGTAAAGCAACATCCAAGTCGTTTTTATTTTCAAAATCTATATTAGATAAAAAACGCTTTTCATCAGGTGTGGTAAACTCTATGGAAATTTGTTTCAATAACTCAGTGTATATATTTCTTATATACTGTACATCTGTGACTTGGTTGTTTACATCTCTCTTATTGTACCATTCAGATAGATACCTTGTGTACTGCTCAAATGCGGATGCCCTATCAAATGATGTTTCATACTGTAACCATTCAACATATGTTAGTGGTTTAGTGGTTGTAGCAGATAGTGTTGTATCATCACTCGAATAGTATCTGGTGCTGTTGATTGACATGTATATTAGTATTTAATAGTCAATTACGGTTTTACTTTCAAACAATTCCCGGTGAGCTTGTTTAACTCTGTCAATAGTGTAACCTTTATTTTCAAAATATTTTTTATTTATCAACATATGTTTAGCTTTATTTGTCACAGGAGGGTGCCACATGTGTACAGCATTTACACCGTGAGCTACACCTATACTATAGTTTTGCTTGTATATATTTAAAAATAAATCCAAATCTTCATAACCCCAGCCTATATATTTTTCATCCAACTGCCCGGAGGTTTTAAAACTATCCACTTTACATATGTAACTCAACGCGCCAAAATATTTAATAAACCGGTCTGATGACATATTTGTTCTGAGCATGTTTTCATTTATATGTTTAGTTGTAACCAGCTGTTGAGTCTGAAATTCGTTTAAGTCTTTACATGTATCAAACGGTTTGAAGAAATCAAACTTTGAAAATTCTCGATTTATAAGAATCGTATTGAAATCCATGTAAAAATCGCTGTCGATAAACCATACATATTCTGTTTCAATATGTTCAATAATTTTATTACATATATATGTTTTGTGAAAATGTTTTGTATTTTTTTCAAAATTGACTTGGTTTACATTAGGTAGTTTTTCAAACCTGTTATTTGCAATATCGTTTAGTGTTTGTTCTACAACAATTACTTTTACTTGTAGTTTATTTAGCTCATTTAACAAAAAGGTTATATTACGCGACCGGAAACTACACGGTTTAAATATAGGTACTACTACAGTAACACTGTGCATTTTATATTTATAGGTTAATAATTGAGGTTCAATTATTAATTTGCTGAAACGGTGGAACCGGTGGTTGTTTCATAATAATTGTTTAATCCATCATCATCTATATCCCCAGTTACTGTCTCACTGAACAGGTCTAGACCGACTCTGAGCTGATGTTCTAAAATATTATCTAAAATACCTTTGTCTTGTTGCCATGTATCAAATGAACTTAAAGTAGGTGTTAAAAATGTTTTCGGGTTGTCCCAATCAATAACACCTTCAACGAAATTTAATTCAGTTGACTCGTTAAATGTATAGAATGCATAATAATCTGTTATATTAACTCCTTTGACCGTCACCGGGGCTACAAGGTCCCATTGCCAGAACACATTATATGCAGATAGTGGAAATGGTTCACCTTCTTTATACAGGTTGTTGTCAATATTAACATCTACTAAATTGTTGTACTGATCTAGGTTACCAGAGGTGGGTTTTGTAACTGTTATTGGTGTATAGATTTTAGAGAACCTTTCATATGCAACGATTTTCTGCCCCGGTGTTATGGTTGCTGTATGTATGTCCATTTCCCGACCTAGATTTTCACGAGTATCCGGGATGGTGTAATCTGTATACATATCGTAGTTTTCAGTAGCGTAATCTACAGTACCGAATAACCGGCTATGTTTTATACTACATAAATCTAACAATCTTTTGAGAGTGGGTGGGTAGTTTAAATTATAATACTGTATATCTACATCATATAGTAATGCATGGTTATGTATATTGTCTATTGTACATTCGTCTATGTCCGTGTTATTATTTGTAAAATTAGCGATTCTCTCGTAAACTTGCTTGCCCAGTCCGGTTGGTTCAGAATCACCATCACCAACTACGCTTTTGACCGCTTCATCCCACAAATTGTGCTGGTCAGACATCCATGGTTGAGTTGCGTAACTTTTTATTGTAGCGGATTGATCATGATCTTCATTTATTTTGCTTATGTTATATGTACCAGATTTATTGTTTATATTGAAGACTGAACTGTAACCTATTAAAGTTCTATCTCCAGGTCTTATGATACCAAATTTTTGTAACCAATGAAATCCGGTCCAGTCACCTTTGGCTCTTAGAACGTGACCAGTGGTTATACCGTCTCCTGGTGTAGGGTAAACACTATGGTTCAAGCTACCATATTCATACACACCGGGGATGCTATTCACATTGTATGTTTGTACATTAACAACATCTATCGCCCATAGTTTACGTGAGGTGTTGTCAGGTAACCATATTGTTCCTCTGGAATCCCCACATATAGTTTGTATAGAGGCGGTAGGACCGAAATCGTATACCTCTCTTACATACAAGTCTGTAACATCTACACATAATAGATATCTAGCATCCTTGACTGTGTATATTTTACCATCTACTGTTGTTGTTAGGTCACTGTAACTACCAGACGGTAGCGTTATACTATCTTGTACGATCATGGTTGTTTTATCAACTACGACAAGACCAGGTTCATTAGTCAAACAGTATAGTTTATCATTAAAATGTAACAATATATGTTGAATATCATATGTTATTTGATTTTGAGTATTTCCTACTTCGCTATTATTAACTTTGTTTATTTTAGTTATTAATGTTTCATTGGCTATATATACATTCACTAAGTCTACCTCTAATATTAAATTTTTAGATGGGTTTGGTACATAGTTAAAATTACCAACCCCACCACCGTTGTCATCATATATATTTGTCAGCTCTAAGTCGTTAGGGTCTATTTGTACTATTTTGTTTTCTGTAGCAATATATATACTCCCGTTGTTGTCTAGTTTTATATCACGTGGAGTACCGGGGAATGTGGTCATTGCTGATAACGCACGGCTTCTAGTGAGTCCCTGTCTTGTTGTTGCTTCTACTATCCTGGGAGGTTTTTCATCATTACCAGGTTCTCCATATTCTAACCCCCATGTTTTTGGTTGTATTACACCTGGTTCCGCCGGCTGAACCGCGATGAGTTCCACTCTATGATTATAATCTACTACTGCCGTAGCGTTGGGTACTGTAGCGTTTGCGTCCCCTAATGTGAAGAATAATGTAGGTGTCAATGAGTATCCTCGACCACCTTGTATAACAATAACATCAGACACAATACCACCATCAATATTAAAACGTGGTACTAGTTCTGCTCCATTACCGGTGACATCTTCAACAGTTATACGCGGCGGTTGCGTTAAATTTTCACCGGGGTTTACTATAATGACATCGGATATAACACCATTTGTATCTACGTCTAAATAAGCCCCGGTCAATATATTTGTAAAGTTGTTAGTCAATTGATCACCATTATACTGTATAACATCTGTATAGTAATACCTGTATAAACCTCCTTGTTCTGATATCTCTGGGTTTGATATTGTACCGGTTCCTACGAATTCGGGTCGGTATGAGTTCAGCCATGGAGCGATCGCATCAGTTTTGTACCCACTCGTTTGGTCATATGTTGTTGTTGCTTTAATCAACACATCGTTTATATTACCTTTGAATTTGAGTTGACCTCGTAGATGGCCTAGTTCTGATGTGATTTGTTCAAATACGTAATTCCTGCTAGTGATAGGTTTCATTGTAGTACTATCCAACAATTCTAACTGTACATCTGAACCAGATAACGGGCTATCACCACTTAGTGTTTTAGAATCGAGTATATTAAAATTAAACGCATCTTGTATAGTAATGGTAAAATTTATAATTGAACTGTCCCACTTGTTTTTACTTATTTCAAACTCTGACAACCCAATAGAGGTTACTCCTAGCTGTATTGCTTCATTAACACGTGGTTTTATATTGTTTATTATGAGCGGTTTAGTGTTGGTATATTTGTACATTGACAAATTTCTCTTGTCAACACTCAATTGATCATATATTTTTTTTTGATCAAGCTCAACTGTTATTAACACCGGTTCATTACGAGAATTGACACACTTTGTTACGTCATCTCTATAGAAAAACGATACGTTACCTGATAATCCTACAAAAACACCCTGTGGGTCTGATGCACTGGTTTGTATATACTTGTTACTATCTACTGGTTTATAATATAGCAAATCATATGTGTTTACATCTCCACTTGAACCAGTTACGAAATCGGTTCTAGTGGCTAATATTTCTGTAACAGGTTGGGCCGATAATGACGGTGTTGCGCTATGAAATGACCAATCTAGTTCTAAATGGCTATATTTATTGTTGTTGTATTTTATGACATCTAATGGCTGTGCTTCCGCTCCACTAGCAAATAGATTAAAAGTGTAAATTGGGAACTCGGTGACCTCTGGTTGTTGAGCTGTCTCATGACCGGGATGAGATTCTCCACACATCCAGTAACCAGGTTCGGTACCTTTGTTCATAAGATGTTGTTTACCGTCAGTACATTGCGGTGCGGTTCTTGGTTTCTGCGCGTAATTTTGCCAACTAAGAGCAAAATCCACGGTTATAGGGCTAACCAATCTACCGGAAGGGATGTCGATAACATCTAATAGTTCTCGAAAACCTAACTGTGTTAATATAAAATCTTTTACTATTATTGTTTCTTCGTATGTGGATATAACTGTTTCTCCGAACTCATCAATTATAGTCAATTTAATTGTATATTCACCTGGCCAATTGTATATATGCACTGCAGATACACCTGTATAAGTAGTACCGTCTCCAAAATCCCATATCATATTTTCTTCTGAAAAATTTACTGTAGCGTACGGTAGTGTTGTGTTTGTATACCTATCAGGCCATGGGACTGCAGTAACAGGGGTTAACTCGTTTGTATATATCTGTTCTGCTGCTAAAACAGTAAATTGTAAGTCTGTAGTTGAACTCATTATTAATAACTAGAATTGCCGGTGGTTGTATCAGATCCGGAAGTAGAAATACTAGACTGTTCTACAATAGTCGTTACGCCACCACCGGAGGCTAATATATTAGTTACCTCACTTGTTCTAGCTACTCTAATACTGTTACCGAGACTATCTATATTCTCAAAAAATGGAAACTTGAATAATGGTAATGCAAAATTTTGTGTAGTCTGTTTTATATCTGCTTCATATACAGGGTTACGTATTACTAGTGACATACCTTCTATATATGTGTTGCTCAAATCTGGTCGGTATGTGTAAAACGTTGAAACCCCTTGTATTGTTAATATACTGTTACTGATTGTTGTTAAATCTATGACCATACCTATTTTAGCGGCTGACCCGGTGAAATAATTTTTAAATATAGCTATAACTTTTTGTATTATATCATTACTGTTTGCTCTACTATTATCATCTTGTACTATTAGGATCTGTGTATTGTTTAGACTCTCTATATTAATTACTTCGTCCTGTCCTTTGAGACCTACTGTTACACCTACATATACAGGGTCCATAATTATTGGTTCGGATGTAACAGTTTTTATTTGTGAAATCCTATCAATCATGATTTCTTTTTGCGCGGATGTTAAATAATTGTTTCTCTTTGTTACAGTAGTAGTTTTTTCCAGTCTTGGTACACAATACATGTACACATTGTTGAAATTGCAGCTTGAGCTAAACTGCACTTGATTGTACAACACGCGACTCTCTAAACTAGGTGATTTTAAACCTAAGTCATAATAGTATTTTATATGTGTGTCTAAATATGTATCGTTGTTTACAGCTTTGACATCAGATATGAAGTTACTAAAATTTGTTCTTATATAGTTTTCAAAATCAGTCAAGCTCACCAGTCTGTATTGTGATGAAAATGTTTGTGGAGAATTTTTACGTATATCTTCAACTGTTTCTCCTTCATAATATTTGGAACTTGGTTCCGGGTTAGAGACTAGCACCTGGTCAGCTTCAGACTGGACTAGGTATACAACACCATCTCCTTTTATGTTATTACTTTGTTTCAGTGTTTCAAACTGCACAGACTGATACATACTCATCGATTTCCGGTATGCGTCATTTTCGCTGATTTCTCCAGCGATACCGTCTGTTGATAAGTAATAGATATATATTTGATCTCCAGATTGTATTTGTCTACCGTTTACACCGTTACCGAACTTTATTTCATAGCGTTTGTTTTCATTCAATCGGATTTCTACTTTCCTAGAGGTGGGTCTCTCGAACAACAATGATGTTGTAGTGTCATATTTATGATACTGTCCGTTGTTACCACCTTCTTGTACATATACATCGATATTGAAATGGTCGACATTTACACCTTCTCCGGGTACTAATGTGATAGTCTCGTTAGGTTCTCCAGTGGCAGTATAGGTTGGATACTCCTTGTAACTTCCTTGATATAATAACGTGTTTCCGGAGATTTGTATTAGATCCTGTTCGTCATTAGTTGTTTTAACAAATGTTATATCCCTATTAAAACTGTACCTGAAGCCGCCGACGTCAATATATGTATACCTAGGTATCGTGTAGGTACCAGCTATTAACTGATCAGATGCTACAACATTTATTGTTAAAACTGGTGACTGGGTACCAACAGGTTTGTAATCTATACTTTTTACAATACGGTTTATATTTTCATATATTTGTGATTCTGAAAACATGGCCTCATTACTAGTATCGTTAAGATAAAACAACAGTACATGGTAGGCATAGCTTATTATATCAATAAAAGCATTTATGTTACTACCTTCATAGTTTTGATCAGTGAACACCTCGTTGCTGTTGAGACGTTCTATAATTAAGTTTTTGAGACTAGCAGCGTCAAATGCTGCATACCCACTCTTGGGTAACGAAAATTCTAATTGGTCGTTGTTTGTTCTGTATGTGCTCATTATTAGTAGGATACCGAAGTGCTCACCATACCCCGTTGTGATAGTGAACCGGTGAATTTGTATTGTTTATCAGCCAGAGATTTTATATCACAATAAATGTCAATCTTGTACATGTTATCGTCCGGGAAGGCTTTTATATCTATGTTTTTAACTTTGACCCTTGGTTCGTACAATTGTAATGCGTTGAGTATCACCTCACCTAATATTTTAGCTGTTGGTTCTGAAACCGGTTGGAACAAGTACCGTTTCAAATCGGCCCCGAATGCAGGATTCAATATTTTTTGACCAGGTGCAGTGTTGAATATATTAGATATACTATTGTCAATAGCGGTAAAATCGGTATTAGTGTTTAAATCTTTCTGTACATTGCTCGCAAAGAGTTTTTTGGACGATCCAATGGATTCCATAGAAAAATCCAGAGCCAAGTCTCTGTATGTACTGTCTCCTTGTGTTAGAGTACCGGTTCCTTTTTTTGGTTCCAGTGAACGTATTTTTATGGCCATATGATTATTTATTTAAGAAACTTGATTAACAACAAGTTGATAGGTTTAAATCTAGCGTGTTGGAATAAATAATTCTACCATGAGTAACAAATTTAATGAATCGTTTGAAAGAGAAATGAAGAGATTTGAGGTAGTTGATGAATCTACACAGTTTAGAATACCTCATAATAGAGAGCGTACCGGGGGTTTGCAGCCAGGTGATAGGGTCAAGTTTGTAGAAAAGATTATATCAAGTGAATGGTTCAAGGGTCAACCTCCAGAGATACAACAAATTGTTAAAGAGTTACATGATGGTGATTTGAATTTGTTTGTTGACGGTGTCACCGGAGACCATGACAACATTAGCGCTGTTATCGCAAGAGAATTAGCTCCGGGGTTCCAATGCCCTAATTCTAAAATTGAATTACCGGCTAATTTGTGCGAAGTATTAGCAACAACCGGTGATCGAGCAACTGCTCCTATACCCGATAGTTGGAGAGGTCCTGAACGCGTCACTATCAAGCCAGAACCGGTCAAGCCGTTGAATGATGATGAAGTTGCTGACAGTCCGGAGAATCAAACACTCAAGGCAGATGATGGTAGAGGTAAATTGAAGGATACTGATCACTCGTTACCGGTAAAAAATACAGCAGGTGCGAGTGGTGGTAACTACACCACAAACTACATGCCAAGAGGTTAAATGAAACTAATCACATTCAGACAATACGTTTCTGAAGTGATGGCAAGAGATCTTCACAAAGGGGATCATGTTAAAAATGTAAACCCTGACTGTGAACATGTAGGTTCAGAGGGTGATGTTGAAGATATTGAAAAACTACCTAAAGTTGATGATGGTAAAGGTGGTGAAAACATGCCCGGTAGACTAGTAGTCTACAAAGATGATAAAACCGGAAGACGGTTGAAAAAAACTGCTGATCAGCTCAAGAAAGACTAATCTAGAGCTTTCAACACAATGGTGAGTATCATCACCATGATATCTACCACTGCTTCTCGTTCTAAAAAAAACAAAAACAACGCGATAATCCAGTACCACTCTCGTTGCATGTGTTGCATGTCACCATCTTTATGTAGATACAATCCAATAAAATCGTTATCTACTTACTATAACTACTCTCATGTAAGTATTTATTCTATCGACTCTAGAGATATGCAGCAGCTGTAAAAATTTATCTCTTGGTCCAACACAAACGCGGATCTATACAGATGCTCCGATATAACCAACAAATATTTTTTAGTTTTCGGGTTGGATGGTAGGGTGTCCACTATATAATCGAACATCTGCTTGAGTAAACTAGCATAATCGTTGTTGAACAGTTGTTCATGCTGGATCACAAGCTTTCTCACTTGTAAACTGTCTTGTTTCAACGTCTCAAAAATTTGTTTGATGAAATCATCATGTTTTTCGTATGATGAGATCTTCAATTCACCGTTAATACAGCACTTTTGTAGTTCGTTGATCGTTTTTCTGAGATCTGGATAGAAAGTCTTTATCAACTGCGAGATGAGTTGTTTCTGATCGTCGGAAACTTTGATATTCTCTTGTTTGAGTATCTGTACCACACGATTCACACAGCCTTTAATAGGTGGTGTCAAGTCAAATGACTGTGACCTTGACTGTAATGGTTGGATCACCCGATGTTTGTAGTTAGCGGTGAGTATGAACCGTGTGTTACCACTGTATTCTTCCATTGTGTTACGCAAAGCACGTTGAGCATCAATTGTCAGTCCGTCAACCTCGTCTAGAATCACCACTTTCAATGAACTACCTAATGATCTGGTTTTAGCGAAGTTGGTTACTGCTAATCTGATCGTGTCAATTCCATTTTCATCACTAGCGTTGATGTACAAATATTGTGTTTCTTCAAGAATATCTTTAACAATCACTTTAGCCAGGCTTGTTTTTCCGATACCGGCGTTGCCTATGAACAGTATGTTGGGTATCTCTTGTTGTTGTTTGAACTTATCAAATGCTGATCTTGTTGATTCGGTCAAGATCATTTCATCAAGAGTACCGGGGCGATACTTCTCTACCCACAGGCTATCAAATTTGTTCATTTTTTATTTTTTTGACTTTATATATCATATACTCTTTATCCGATTTACTATTACTGATCAATAGCGTATCATGGTTGTAAAACATCCACCCACCTCTTATTTTTTTAATTGTAGGTTTTTTACTTCTCTTGCTCATAATCCGGGTTTTTAATAAAATCCGGGTCTCCTTCATCCATTTTCATTGGATTACGTATATATTCACCAGAGTCCAACTTTTCTTTAGTGTATGTATCAGCATATGACCACCAATCATCGGTTGATTTGACTCTCAACACCTTTTCTTTTATATCTTGCATGTCCGTTGATAGTTTTGAAGTATCTCGAATTCTTTCACGCAATGGTGGTAATCCTAGATTTTTATCAGATGATCCGAATCCTTTGTCACCTCGATCTGTTTCAGTCACTTGATCAGACCACTCACATTCTGGTTGTATCAGTGGATATACAACAATTTGAGCGATTTTATCACCAGCTTTGACCTGTAAATCTTTAGTTTCATGAAAATTGTACAACTTCACGCCCAGGTCACCACGGTAACCATTATCAATCACACCTAGATGTGGTTGAATACTGTTTTTGAAACCGAGACCGCTTCTAGGTTCAATCCTGAACCAGTACCCTGGTGTGATATCTGCTAGTGTCAACCCCACCTCAACAACTCTACTTGTTCCAGGAGGTATCCAAGCGCTTTCGACAGCGGTCAAATCGTATCCCGTGTCACCGAAGTACGGTTTATCGCTGTTTGCCTTGGGGAGCACCGCGGCATCATGTGTTTTTTTAAATTTTAATACTGGGTTATTCATTTATCAAAGTACGTCCTTGTGCATCTGGGTTTGATGATTCTAGCACCTTTACTGCCCCGTTGCTCTGCAACCATGTTAGTAGTATTGACAACTTTTCTATTGGTAATTTATAATCTACCCCGTTTACTGTTATGTTGATCATACCTTATTATATTATATTTGTTGAGATATTTCAAGGCTGGGTGTAAATAATAACATGAAAGTTGATGATGAATCTGTAAGACCTTGGGGTAACTACGAAATTCTTTTGGATGCCGAGTATTGTAAAGTTAAGCGTATATATGTAAAGCCTGGGCAGCGTTTGAGTTATCAATATCACCATAAACGGCAAGAGGCGTGGACGGTGGTGAGTGGTGTTGCTAGAATCACATTGGATGATGTGACTGAGGATTACAAACCTGGAGAAACTGTATTGATACCTCTAGGTGCGAAGCATCGAATGGCCAATCCTGGTGATGATGAAATGATGATATTGATCGAGGTACAGACCGGTACTTATTTCGGTGAAGATGATATTGTGAGAGTACAGGATGATTATGACCGAGGTTGATTCACAAGAACAAGACCCTTTTGACAATGTTCAAGATTTAATCGAACAACTACAGGGTGGGTCTGCCCAAACTAGTGAGTTAGTCGAAGTGGCTGAAAAGGTTAATCTCAACAAAGATCAATTAGAACAATTTATTTTAGACAATCAGGGTATTCTTATTAAAGATAGTGTTGATGTCTTACAGATTATGAAACAGTATGTTGCAGCTGCCCCTAATGCAGAAGATATAGGTAGCTTTGCAGAGTTATTGAAAGCTACAAGTACTGCGATTGATAACTTAACCAAACTACATACTAGTAATCAACGTGTAGATACACAGGTCCGGATAAAACAAATGGATATAGAAGCTAAGAAAGAGATCAACACTGATAACAACATGATGAAACTTGTGGGTACGAGAGAAGAGATTTTCAAAAAAATGTTAGAGGATAGTGTAGTTGTAGAAGCTGAAGTTTCTGATGTAGAACAAACGGATAATTAAGCCAATCCGACCGCTTCTTTCGCGGCCAGGGCTAGTCTAGCCAGTACACCTTGTTTTTTATCAGCAGTCAATCGTTTAGCAGCGATTTCAGCATCTTCGGCTTTCTCTTTTGTTTTTCGTTTGGTCCGGGTGAGTATATCTTCACAATCTACACTCAATACACAGTTGTTGGTCATTTCCTTTTTGGTTTTATAGAGTTTGTTTTTGAGTATATCGACGTTTATTTTTATATCTTCTACGTCTAATTTAACCTTTTTAAACTTGTATGAACTTTCCGGTTCTCTAGTCTGTAACCAATCAACAAATCTCCACAAATCTTTGTATTGTTTTTGTAAAGTTGTTACTAGTTCTGTGACAATTTTACCCATCCTGTTTCTATGTTCAAAATCAGTTATAAGATTGTTACCGTGTGCATCTAGACTGCTATCCTTTTCAAGCTTGTGACTGTTTGGTCCATTTATTATGTTTTTGAGGTTCATTCTGCTATTAGCATTGACCAGTTTACTAAATTTTAAGTTTATGAGCTGGGTGTTTGTGCTCAATTTGTTATGTAATTTACTGTTGTATACCATTGGAGGGTCGTATTGTTTGACACTCACATCAAAGTATGGTAATACCCTGTCGTCATCGATAAAGTCTGTTTCAGTCAAGCACCCGATACTCTCGCTAACATCTTTGAAATACTCTCCACCACCAGCGCCTATCAACTTTTCACATTCTTGTTGTATCACCGGGTGCAACAATCTGTATTTTTCTAGCCAATATGCTAAAAACTCATCATCAAAACCATCAATGTCTTTGTTCAACCCAGTGGAAGATGCTTTCACTGGAGATTGCGGTTTTCCTTTTTTGTCTTTACTACCTCTAATATCGTCCTTTATTGATAATGAGTTTGTAGCTAATTCAAAAAATAATTGAGCTTTGTCTGTGATCGGGTCAACGGTGACATCTGTATGTTGATACACATTAGCGACTGCAATCTCTTTAGCGAACTTGTTCACATGCTCGTTATAATCAGTGAATGCTTTGAGAAAATCTGTGGTGTTTGTAAGATTTACTTCTGTCAATTCCGGATCTATTGTCTGTTCAGCCATTACTCGTGTACCTTGTCTGTTTCAAATGCTGGTGCTTTGTACCGATATGGTTTGACTCCTAACATCTCGTTACTATACGTTTCTTTACTGATGATGTGTTTAACATTCACTATGAAATATTGCCCTAGTATTTTATCGTCAAACTCGTTCGGAAAATACGGGTCTTTCCGGTCTAAACTAAAAAATCTACCGGTTCTTCTATGTGTATCACCTTTTACATTTAAAGACACAGCATTGTTCAGGAAAATTAAATTTTTAAATAACTGGTTCCGACCTTTTATAGCCCGGGATTTTTCGTCTTGATCCAGAGTGAACAGATTATTCAACACTTTTTGCTCTTTTTTTCCTTTGGTCAATTGAAAGTTGAGTGCAGGGTCCGGGTCGCCTATAAATTTACCATCTAAATACTGTTCTTGAAATTTTTCAGACACTGTCCTTATTTCATTGTCAAAAACATCTATATTAAATTCGTGTGTATTTGTGTTATAACTATGCACAGCATATGTCGTGAGTAAAGATTGATTGTCTATACCAGCAAAATCTTCAAATCTCCAGCTATCAGGTTCTAGTTCCATCGATTCCCCTGGGATCATGTTTTTTCGTTGCGTTTGACCTATTTTAGGTATGGGTACTTTTATTGATTTGACTTTGCTGTTCAAATCACCTAGTTTCAAATTAGGTGCTTTGTTTGATGTTAGAAACGATGCTAGTGGACCTAAAAAACCTAGTGGCCCAGCATGTTGGCTAATTTGAAATTTGTCAAACTGATACTCACCGGCTTCCTCACCATCTAATGCTTTACTAAAGTATTTAGAAATGGACATTAATGTCCATTTCTTCAAATAAGTATCGTATTTCAATATACTGAAATCATTATCACCTTCATCATCACTCACATGAGAGGTCATGAGATAGTCTAGGTCGTTCAATCCTTTGTATTGTGCAGGGCTAGAGTAGAAAATTTTTGCTCCTCCTTTGTCCCATAATTCATCTTCAAATTCCGGGTTTTGGTCTTCTAATGCCTGTTTAATGAATTCTTGTATCGCTTCCCCTGTCAGTACTTCCCGGTCTTTGTTGTTTACTACTCGGATTTTCTTCTCAAATTGTTTCTCTTGCTTTTTTTTGACTAAAGCGGTACTATAATGTACATTTCTTTCTAACAATAGTTGATATCTCAAATCCCAGAAATATAAAACTTTGTATTGCTGACGACCTTCATATTCTGTTTTCACATCATATACTGAAAAGTCATTAGAATATTTGAATATGTCTTCATCTGGTTTTTGCTCTATACCAGCAACCCGGGCGATCCATGTACGTAGTGTTTGTAAGTTCGGTGTTATATTAACAGAAATTATGTCTCTACCGTCACCTCTCATTTTGTATGTTTTAGACAATCGGAGCATGGATAATATTTTATCCGGGCCTAAACTACGCTCCATATCATCTTCGTCATTTCTCAGGCGTATGTAACCTTTAGTATACCATTCAAACAAATCATCTTCTATAACTAGATCTTCTATACCACTTTTAGTGAAAAGTTTACGTTCTTTCCCATTGTCTATAGCAACAGCGAAGAAAAAATCTCTATTATCTATAGTTATAGAATTTTTCTTCGAATAGTCATCTACAAACGTGTTTAACTCTTTATCAGAGCCGAATAACGGTATATTGATCATACCCTAGGTTTGAGATCATTTGCAATCTCGTTCAATATTGATTGAAGTTTACTTGTTTTTATGACTCTTAGTTTTGTACCTCCTGGTACTAATTGTAAAGGATCTTTAAAAATATCTTTATTACAAATATATATCAACCACCATAAATCTACCGTACCGTACACAAAGTAGCTTATATTTGTCCATGGTGATTCAATCTTTAGAGGGGCTTCGGCAAAAGTTGACGGGTCTGCCGAATTCAAATCTATATCCACTCTTCTCAGTATGTTGTATATATACTTTTCACCTTTAGCATACATTTTGAATATGTTCTCATACCGGGCTGGTCCTAGCTGTTCCAGATCATCTATGTCGTTTTGAAATAAACCTAAGGTGTCCATAATTTTTAATCAAACGGGTTCAACCAGCTTATAAAATCACTCACACCTTCGACTAGAACATTGTCAGAATCCACTTCTTCAGATAACCCTTGGTCTACACTAGCGACACCGGTGCTGATTTTTCTACTCACGTTATGAAACATAAAGTTTTTAGTATGGGCAACTAGTTCTTGTACACTTAATGTTATTTCATATGCCTCCGGAACGGTGACTCTTATGTTCCGGTAATTGTCTGGGTCATCAAAGGGTAACGCGATTGTCATCTCACGTCTAGCGCCTATGAAATCAACGTTCACTTTGCTCATATATGCAAATGGGGTGTACGAAATACCGGGTACTGTGATTTCATACATGCATGGAGGACGGATGGTTTGTTTACTATTTCTGTTGGGTAAATTTTGGTACACCAGCATGTACGCTACTTGAAAATTTCTAATCATGCTTTCATAATCGCCAGTGTTAAACAATGGAAACTTGATATCGTAATTGCGAGCTCCTTGACCATGTTGGTAAAATTGAGGTTGTTCAGTATAATAACCAGCGCCACCACCAAAAGCTTCACGGACACCACCGGCAAGGTCTCCAGCGAGCCCGGCTAAACCAATGGCAGCTCCGCCACCTTTTACAGCAGCGTTTATACCTTTACCTAGTTTACCAGGTGCAAAATCCCCAGCTACGCCGGCTATTCCTTTGAGTGTTTTACCTAGACCACCGCTATCGGCTCCATAAGAGTTACTACCGGTCATCATGTAACTACCACCGAGTTGCGGTATATCATATATAAATCCGGTATCATCTGTGACATACAACCCGGTGTATGAGTCTAGAGGTTCGTTGTTGATCAAACCGAAGTCAATATCTTCAAACTGGCTCAGGTAATATGTAGATCTGGTTAGTAGCGAACTTGAACTAGGTGTCATCTCCTTAAGTATTATACGTGGTACCTCCTCTCGTTCATCATTTAATGTCCAATCAAAATCTTTGCTAATATTTACATATGTATAATTGGCTATATCAGGTTCAATAGCGCGACCAACACCTTCAACACCAAACTGGAACAAGCTTGAACCGGTACCGAACGTTCCCATCAGTTGAGGTGCTTCTTGACCGTTTGAACCTTGACTGTCAAACGACCATATGAATCTTTTTTCCGGTATTGGCATGTAATTATTTAATCAGCAAAACTAGTTTACCAGATCAGCTGTACATCGAATAGTGACCCGGGCGGTGTTGGTCATCAACATACTGGCTTCTCCATTTGCTCACAACATCTGTATCGAATCGATTGATTGTGGTACTATTGCTGCTGCTACTACTGTTGCTTATTATGGATGTACCACCGCCAGCTGCTTGTTCCTTCTCTTGTTTTTCTTTTTCTATTTCCTTTTCGCCTAATTTTTCAATAAATTGTTTGGAACGTTGACCCATTATCGCTGCACCCGCCAGTGCTTTTGAACCCATCTTTTGAGACACTGGTATTGCATTTTTTAAAAGGTCTTTGGATTTATCCTTAGCTGCACCCATCATACCAGAGAGTCTGTTTTTAGGTGTATCCCCATCTGAGCTCTCCCCTGTAGTTGCAGATACTACCCTGTCTTTAGATTGTTTGGCTTTATCCACCAAGTTTTTTCCGCCCGCGACAGCTTTTGCACCGACTTTTTTACTAATACTCACAGTCTTTTCACCAGCGGCTTTGGCAAACTTGGCTGCTCCACCGAGCAAGCTATTCGGTTCTTTAGCTTTAGTGTCAATTGTTTGTTTCAGAGCTTGTGACTTGCTCTTCATCACACCTGGTAATGACCGCGCAGTGGCGGCAACGCTACCAGCAGCTTTAGCTGCTGCAGCTTTACCAGATGTCAACATACCCGGGATTTTTTCCGCGGCTTTTTGTTTGGCTTTTCCAGCTAAACTCATACCCATGGAGGCTGCTTGACTAGCAAAGTACTTTCCTTTGTCTAACGCTTTGGTACCAACCGCTTTGGCTTTTTGACCAGTTTCGCTGTTCGAAGCTTCGGTAATTTTTTGTTTTGTTTTACCTAACAATGTTTTCCCGCCTTGAACTGCTGTTGCGCCGAGTTGTTTGGTCTTCTCAAGAGCAGCTTTTGCCTTTACACCCGGTTCTGCTTTTTTGATCCCTTCTTTGAATTTTCCTCCGGATTCTTTTGTTTTGTTGAACATGCCTTTGACACCAGATTTTATTTTGCTCAAAAAGCCTTGTGATTCCGCTGGTTTTACTGACTTACCGCTAGGAGACTCTTCCTTTTTCCGGAATAGTTTAACCAATGGGTGTTCTGTGACCAAACTTTTTGCTCCACTCGCGAGTTTACCCAAGAAACTTTTAGGCTTGGCTGGTTTGATTGGTTTTCCTAGACCGGGGGATGAAATTTTATCTTTGATACCTTTTGTGGCTTGTGAAGCTTTCAACTTCATAGATGTTGCTGCACCTGGTAGTTTGTCTATCAATCCGGAACCTATACTACCGGCTTGGCTGGCAAAATATTTTCCTTTGTCTAATGCTTTTGCACCGATTGCTTTGGCTTTTTGACCAGTTTCACTAGCCATGGCTTTACCTACCAATGTTTTACCACCTTCGATTGCAGTTGCTCCTACTTGTTTGGTCTTATCTAAAGCTTTGGTACCGATTGCTTTGGCTTTTTGACCAGTTTCGGTGGCCATGGCTTTGTCTTTTGCTTGTTTTGCTTTGCCTAGTAGAGTTTTTCCACCTTCAACAGCTCTACCTACCATGGAATCTGGGTAAACTGCAGCTGCAGAGTCAGCCACTTTGGACATGATACCAGGTACCTTCGCCTGTGATCCAGTATCTGGTTGTATATCTGAAATTTCAGGTTGTTCTTCTTCTTCATCTGGGTGATCTGGGTCATCTCCATCATCATCTTGAACCTGTTTTACATACATTGGGCCTTCTTCGCTATGACCTATAGTAGATTGGTTGGCTGGTACGGGTGAAGAACTGTCAGTCCCTATTGCTTGTTTACCTGTGTGTGTAAAGTCTTTAGCTACAGGTGTTACACCATTAGCAGGGATTGGTGCTGGTGAAGGAGCTGTAGTTGCTGTAGTTGCGGTCACTTCCCCGGTTTCTGCAGCTTGGGCACCGGTTTGCAGTTTTTTAGCAGGTGCTGCTGGTGGAGGTGGTGTTGTTTTTCCGGTATCAGTAGCTTGAGCACCAGCTTGAAGTTTTTTAGCTGGTGGGGTGTCATCCGACATTGCAGATGCTGCTAAAACTCCTCCAGTAGCAAGTGCACCGGCGGCTGCTACTTTACCAGCTACAGTTTTAGGTTTGTTGACTGGTGTTTTACCGGTGGTTTTGTATTCTGAAGCAGGTGTTATTTTAGCTCCAGAGGTTTTGCTTGTATTTTTAGTAGTGGCTGCGGTAGCAAGCGCGGCAGCTCCGGCGGCAACTGGTACACCTTGCATGATTGGTGTGTTTGTACCAGCAGATTCCACTTCTTCTGGTGTAACGGTTACTTTGTTATCTGGTACTGCCGGTGGTGTTATGCTACTCACTGCATCTTTGACAGGTGATTCACTGTCTTTTGGTGCTGCTTGTACATCTTTGGTATCAACAGGCTTGACTTGACCTTCTAATTCTTTTTTGTCTTCAGGAGTTAGCTCACCGGTAGTAGGTTGCTCTTCGTCTCCATAGTCCAATCCAAATACATTACCAGTTGTCTCACCTAATATTTCTTCAATATCAGGTACACTGTTCATCAACACATCAGCACCTATACGACCTAGATAATCTCCACCCATGTATAGTATAGGTGCAGCTAAACCGGCTGCTCCACCTGTAAGTAGTGTTGGTACTACCGCAGCTAAGGCACCACCCATCAACCCACCAATAGAGTTACCTACAACTCTACCGGTTTGCTTCTTTTTATCTGCTGGTGACAGCTCTTGATTACTTAAAATATCATTGATTTCAAAACCAGCAAAAAGAGCCTCTAACGGGGCACTTATGATTGGTACTTTGATCATCTGTTTAACAGCTGTTTTAGCATTTGTTTTTACAGCTTCTTTCAATGTTTTCAATGCTAGTTTCGGATTGGTTGCATACTTTACCGCGGTTCCTACTCCTGATTTGACTGCAGAAATTGCTTTTTTACCAGTTGATACAACACCCTTCACAGCCTTTTTTGCAGTCCCTATAGGGTCCTTCACTGCGCTAGTAATTCCTCCGGCAACACTCTTGACAGTATCTGCTCCAGGTATTTTACTAGCGAGTTTTTTAGTCTTGCTCCACATGCTACTGAAGAACCCAGCTTTTGGTTTTGGCTTGGGTTTTGGTTTTGGCTTGGGTTTTGGTGGTGCTTTTGTGGTTGTTTTTGGTGTGTCTGGTTTAGGTGTTGTCTTTACTGCATCTGTAACCGGACTTCCTGGTTTAGGTGCTGGTTTCACCTGTTTTGAAGTTGTTTTAGCAGGTTTTTCTGGTTTTTTAGGTTTATCTGGAGTGTCTGGCTGAGTTAGTTTGTCATATCCAAGTTTTGTACCTACAGCTGCAGCAGCCACTCCGCCAATTTTGAGTAGATTTTTACCTTTGGGTATGAATTTACCTACTGTTGAACCGATTCGTTTAAACAGACCAGGTTTTTTACCTTTAGGTCCCTTGGTCTTGGTCTTGTTCTTGTTCTTGTTTTTGTCCTTACCGCTGCCGCCTCCTAGACCGGCACTGGCCCCAAACCCTAACATGTCTAGCAGTCCACCACCATCGTCACCATCGTCACTAGAACCACCACCAGACATTACCCCACCTTTCATCTTGTCTCCAAGCTTACCGGCCATCAGCTCGCTAATCTCTTCGGCTAGTTCTTTGAAGTTGACTATTTCAACCTTTTCTGGACCATATTCTTTAGCTTGTCGTTGACTTTCACCAGATGCGGTTGTGCTGTTAGCAGCTGGTGCTGCTGGTGTTGTTGTGTTTGTAGTTTGTTGTGTGTTTTGTTGTGTTGGAAAGTTAACTATGTTAGATTGACTGTTGTCTACAGGTTGGAGAGATTTTATATTTTCAGCAAATTGTTCACTTTTTTGTTTTAATTGATCTACTCCTTTGTTTATGTTCTCACCAGCGGTCTCAATATACTCGGAGGCATGCGGGCTGTTTGGTTTTGGAAATTGAGGGTCAGTTGCTTCTTTGATTCGTTCAACATTCTCTGTTGATATATTTTCTGAAATTTTTGAATTGTTATCATCTGAGGTTGGCGTGTTATTGTTGTTTGTTGTTTGTTCTTGTGAAGAACTAACCCCCATTTTTTCACCATACTCTTTGTCAAATTGTTTGAGTTCTTCAATTGTCTGTGTTTTTATTACACTGTTTTTTTCTTTGCGAATTTGGTCGACTAGTTCCTGCCTCTCTTTGGCTTGATCCTCTGCCATTTCATTGAGTTTGAGAGTTTTAGCAGGGGTATAACCTTCAACACCAAAATCTCGTTGATACTTTTCATTCTCTTCTCGGTTCTCTTTGGCCATTACATAACCTCCAAAAGAGCTAGCAGCTTTACCTATTGCATCTTTAAAGTTTCCTTGCTTCAAGGCTTTGAACGCATCAACAGCACGTGACAGCGGTGTGTCCATGTCTCTCTGTTCTTTCCACGCATCGCCTAGCTCTCGGCCAGTTCTAGCAGCTAGCGAATCGTTCGGGGCACCTTCTCCGGTATTACCGGCTTTTAATCCTTGTGTGAAACTATTTTTAGATTCAATAGTTACATCTTTAGCTTTTTTAAAGCCGGAGACCGTACCGTCCTTTGCTTGTACAGCTCGGTCTTTAGCTTCATGTAGAGTTGATTGTAAAAACGTTTCTCCCATGTTCTCCCGGCGGTATTGTATGTTTTCATAACTATTCTTGACACCACTCAAGATATTAGATATCAATGATTTTTTCGGGGTGTTGTTTGCGGGTTGCTCGTTGTTGTTTGTGGTTTGCTCGTTGTTTTTATACAACGTGGTCCATGGATTTTGAGCGTTGTTGTTTGTAGACTGATATGTCTGTGTATTGTTGTTTGTTGTTTGATTGTTGTTTTCAGTAATGTTCGTCGTCTCGGGTTGTACCGGGTCGGAGGACATCACTTCTTGTACAACATCATCTGGAACTATTGGTTGAGGTGGTGGGGGAGCAGATGGTTCATTAGTTGTATTTACATTATTAGATGTTGATTCATTAATGTAAGTATTGTTTTGAGAGGGTGGAGTGATTTGTTGTACATTACCGGATATATTTGATGGTTGTTGAGTTATTTTGTTATCAATACCTTCTTTGATCTTGCTAGGTTCAATATTTTTGATTCCGGACAATGCTTTTTTAACACCTTCAATTGTAGAAGCTAATCCTTGTATAGATGTAGATAGATCAGCTAGGGGTTTTCTGAGCAGGGAGAAATCTGGTAATACCGGTTCTGTCTGTGTTTCTTGTTCTGGCATAAACTCTATTAATATTTATGCCTAGAATCTATTATGTGAAGAAGGCTGAGTTTAGTTGTATAGTGGCTGTTTCCCCGTTTAGATCTACATCTAGTAGCAAAGATTCAATCTCTTGTACCTTATCAGACACATCTACTAAACGGTTCAACACGGTTAGTGGTATCTGGTTTATTACATCCAACCGTTGCTCAGCTGTGGTGTTTGTCAAATCTATTTGTAACGGTTCAACATCCGGGTTGTCACCGGGTTCCACTATATCAATATTAGTTATATATTTTGCGGCTTCATGTATATACACATCAGCCAGTACATCTCTTAACAACTCTGGGTCATCTGGTACATCTTGGTATTTTTTAAATAAATGATCGTTCATCTGTTTATCCACTTTGATAGTGGGTATTTGAACCGTTACATGATAACCATCAGCAATTATAGTGTCTGGTTGGAACATGTTTTTATAATCGGTTGTTCTGGCACGTTCACATATCTTGTCTAAATCTACCGGGAAAAAATCATCACCCACATAGAAACCATATTCATTGCTTATATCAGCGGACCGGTACGCTAAACCTATGCTGATTAGATCTACAATAGTAAGTTTATCTATGTTAACAGTGTTGTCTGTATTATTATCTTTTAATATATTGTAAATATTCCTGCTAAAATCTAACTTGAGTAAATTTTCTCTTACAGAGCTCTTGATCAATGTTTTTTGTTGTTCAAGAGTGAGATGTTTGAAAGGTACTCCTTTCTTTAGTGATGGTATCCATATGTTTAGTGTACGTGTAGCATTTTTTTGCTTCAACGTTTCTAACAACTGATCAAACTGCTGGTCTTCGCTCATATAAAATACTTATGTCTCGGTTGTTGTTTAGCCACTGTTTACCTGCTACCCACGGTTCTAGAATTGCTCCTAGCTGCTTGTTGAGCAGCTCTAGCCGCTTTCTCTTTCTCATTTTGCTCTTTCACAAACATTTGATAATATAATTGAGTGTCACTTGGTGTTAGTTTCATCGCGTCGGAGAGTGAAAAGTTCATAACCTTTACAAAAACATACATGAGTTCTGCAAAATTGTTCAAGGTGTCTGAGTATAACACTCTGATTATATGGTAAAATTGGTCGTGATTTATGGTGATGTTAGGGTCATTTTCTCCAGGATTCTCACTAGGTATACGTACAAATATCATTTTATCTATACTCTGTTCTAATTTGTGTATATTTTTATCTATCATGGTACGATAATCACGGTACATGTTCTCTAGTAACTTGTGCTTGTTGTCCTTTTCTAAAGTGTCAAAATCTACGTGTGTATCGTCAATTGTTACAGATCTAATCCAATCTGTCTCGTCTTGAGGTTGCCACACAGTAGGATAATGTAACACAGTTTTTATACTGTTTGTATCATCTATCAGTTCGATTGGTTGTATGTATTCCTTATTGATACTTTTTTGTATGTCAATCAATGACACACGGTGTTTCACTGGAACTGTTTCACCTTCTTCATTTTTTCCATCAACCAAAATATCGATTCGGGTTCCTATGCATATGGATCTGAGTCGGAGCAATAAAAACAGCTGGTCAATAGCTGGAATTTCATCATATTTTACAGATTTGTCTAGAGACAGTTCTTGTAACATGTCTTGCATGAACATCACTAAACCAGCATCGTCCTTACCGGTGCAGTATTTTATGATCACTTCATGATGTCTGTTGGTTAACGGAGCGAAGCGATAGTTCTTCTCATGTGATATTATAGGAGCTGTGAGCGTCCATTCCATCAAACTATTTACTATATGGCTGTTATTTTAGCAACAGGTGCGTCATTTTCACCAACTCTACCACTGGTACGCTGACTAGAGTCCGGGCGGCTCAGCGGACTTTCGATGTGTGTTTTGTACAATTCACTCATGTTTTCGAATTTGATGTCTTGTATGTTGTATTTGCTGTATATCCAATTGGTATTAAAAAACATGTCTTGTGCGCTCCATGTACCATCATGCGCATACCGTTGTGTTGAGAGGTCTATAGGTACACAATCATAAAATGTCCACACTTTACGTACCACGGGGTCTGTACCTGGACCCACCTTACCCATCTGGAACATTCTTATATGACACTTGACATTTCTTGGATCTCCGGGAGGTCTAGCGATCAATCCATTTTTAGCTACTGCTTCTATCCATGGTCTAAATATAAATTCTGATATGGAGCTGTGTGTTTCTCTGAACTCCATACGGATTGTGTTTTCATCTGTTACAGTATCGCTGACTAATCCAGAGTAATAACCACCCATTCGTGTTTGTTCTCTCCCGGCTTGGACTTGTATTGTGGGTAACTCCACGCTGTGTGCTAACATACATCCAATTGAGTTGGTCATGGATGTGATCAAGTTTTTTTGATTTGAAAGTAACTGATCATATGTGTTAGGTCCTTCTTTGTTCAATATATTGTCCCTGTCTAACTTCCTTATAGGTTTAGGTATATGACTAAACGTGATGTACCACATTGTGGGGTTGGCCAGTACGGTTGGCCAGTTGTGTAACAACAACTCTTCAAACAAGTTGAACCTTTTTGCTCCTTCACTGGTGTCAGAACTGTAGCTCAGGGGGAATTTGATATGATCCGTCACATAATTATTTATTCCACATGTTTAGTTATGTAAACAAAAAAAGACCGCTCCTAGGAGCGGTCTTTTTATTGAGAATATTGATACGACTATTACAGTCCGGTTTCTGCATTAGCACTACCACCGTATGTGCTGGCCGAGTTTTGTACTCCACCACCAAGTGATGGATCGGCAACAATAGCGCGGTTGTTGAATGCTGTAGGTCCTTGACGGCTCCAATAATGGTACGCAAGGGTCACCTGACATGTGACAATCTCTCCGTCTGAGCCAACGTTGTACTCGAGGGAACCTACTTCTGTAGGATATATACCCCATAGCACGTATTGTGCGTGAGAAGCACCCATCTGGTCGAACAAACTGATCACCATGTAAGCGTCATTACTACGAACGATACTACCTGCGGTGGTACGGTCGTCAAACACTGCTGTGTTCCAGTCTTCGAATATCCGACGGATGTTCAACTGTTGGTCTAATCTAAACGTCACGTTCCATGCATCACTTCCAGGGTACTTAGCGTTACCTGGTAAGTTGAAATCCACCCCGTGGAAGTTGACCGGTACGTTGGTCACGCTTCTTGCGGGAAGTGTGGTACTCTCTACCAACAACTTGTTTTCTACGTCATTAATACCTGCTGGTACGTCCTGACCAAACCCTGTGTTGATACTAGTAACACGGAATTGGTGTTGTCTAGCTACTTCCCGGACAATTAGATTGTCGTAAAAGTGTTCAATATCATATTCTGTTATATCTGCCATATCTGTTATCTCCTAAAATTATTTAGTCTCTAGTCTCCTTACCCGATCAATTCTCCAAAGTTTTGATCTGTTCTGGTTGCGTAAAAGTTAACCAAGATGAACTCGGCAAACCTTACTGGTTTGATGTATATATCAATCACCATCTCGTTGTTATCAATAACAGCTGGTGGGTTGTTTCTGTCGTCACAAACGATCAAGTAGTCATAACAACCTTGCGTGCTCTTGACCCGTTGGAATATGGGTGTGAGAACCGCGATTATGTTCTGACGTGTCGCGAATGTGTTGGGTTCAAATACGAAGTACTTGACTGTCTTACGAACTGCTTTTTCCAAGTAGAGGAACATACGACGTACATTGATTCTGTCGAACGCACTAGGTTTGGCTTGCAGTGTTTTCTGACCAAATATCACATACCCGTCACCTGGGAACCACGCGATTGGATTGACTCCAATTTTGTAGAACTGATCACGTTGCTTTTGATTAGGTCGTAGTGCAATTTCTAACGCATTTGTTATCAAGCCTCTGGTGAAACCTGCTGGGGCAAACCATGGTTGATATACTGAGTCATTTGTAGCAAATGATGCTGCAACAACACCACTAGGCGGAGCCCAGAAGTTTTTGTCTTGAGATGCATCGTATTGCTTCACCCAGGTACCATATGTTGCAGCGTAGTTTGTGTTCACCACGCCCATCAAATGTTTCATTGGGTAAAAGATGTGTTGACTGAAGTTTTTGGTTGTGTCCTTGGAAGCAACTCCGTTTCTACCTTGTACAAAGATGTGACGTAACGGGTCAATCAATGTGATGTGATCTTTTCTACGGTCTTGAGCAAAAATTACCAATGAATCTACACAAGATTTCCAGTTGTTGATCACCTCTTGACCAGTCCAGGTCTTTCCTCCTTGTAAACCTACCCAATCAGCTGCAGCTCCTGTGCTGTCTCCGATTGTGTTGGAGAATAAACCAGATGTGTCCATCACTGCATCATCATCATATGCAACAATGATGTCTCTGTTATCTGGATAACTATCTGCAAGGCTAGAAACTGCGGCTGCACCAGAATCAATAGCTGCTTTGAGACTAGGTACACCTAGATCTGCGATCGCATCATCATAAGAACTATAACCGTTAGCATCTAACCAATTTTCTAGAGCTTTATATTTTGTCTTCTCTTGTATATATTTAACATATGTAGAGATGGATGTAAGACCGGCATCACATGTGATGTCAATGTCCCATTCATCAAGGTTGGACAATTTGTCGAAATTACGTTGAATCTTGGCATTCACACTACCGATGCTCTTTTTAGAGCTGGCAGGAACTTCTTCTTGATAACTTCCGGTGGCCCAAGCATACTTTTGAGCTTCAGGGTGAAAGTAAATAGTGGTGTTGGGGACCAATGGGTTCTCTGTGTCTGTCAAGAATGTACCGGTGTTTTCCGATATAAACTTGTTAGCGAAGATTGTGAGGACAGAGCTGTTAGCATCGACTGTTTCAATGTAGAAGCTCTTGGGCTTACCGCCAGTAATATTAGCTGTTTGCTTGTAAGCGTCCATACTACCAATGTGTCCTTCTTCAAGACCGAAGTCCAACATGGTTGTGTCTGTCGCGTAAATACTTTTCTTGAGCTTGAAAACTCCAAGACCGATAACGTCACGATTCTCAGGATTAGCAATATCATAGTTTGGTGTGTTTTCAAACACTTCACTCATGCTTCCTCCAGCACCAGTCACTGTATGAGCTGTTGTTTTGAAGTTTTGGCGTACAACTGGTACATCGAAGTATGTTCCTTGAATACCGAATGTTTTACAACCTTCAATAGCATCAAAAAAGTTGGTTTCATTGTCTGTACCGTCGTTGATAGCGAACTGCATGTTATCTCCAAACGCTAAATAATAGCCTTCAAAATATGTGTTAATAGTTGTTTGAGCTTTGTTCACGATGAACATTCCAGCATACTTGGCACGGTTAACGAAAGCACGAAGCTTACGTTTTCCGTTAACGTCATAATTGTCAATGTCGATACCAGGTACATCAGCACTATAATATGCTGGTAGATCATCAAACTTACATGCGTTTTGTTGTTCAGCACCTACATTGTCGAAGATTGGGTCACTGTAATCGACTGTACCGTCTGAATCCTTCAGTGGTACTAAGCAATTTTCTTCAAATGAAATTTCTCCATTTTTGACCGCTTGGTACTCCTCTGGTAACAAATCCATACGAACCGGTGTACCAAACATTAATTTTGTACTGTCAGAGATGCTACCTAACTTGTTAGAAGCTGTACCGTCTGCATTGTAACCGTCACCATCACCGGCGGATGCTTGTTGGTCCGCACCTGTGAGGGCGCTTTTGTCTGTTAAAAAGCTTCCGGACAATGGATTGGCCCAATGATCGTCACCGCTAACAGGTAAGCAAAGAGCACTGAATAGCTCGTCGGTGAAACCTTCACCTTTTTGATTACCGTAAGGTAAGCGATTGACCAACACATTAGCAGGACTGTTAAAAGTCGATTTTACTGTGTGGTAAAAATACCTTTCAGCTGCGTTTGTGGGGGTACCATATATTGTCTCGAATTCTGAGAAAGTGCTAACGATCAAAGTTTCATCGGTTGGTCCGTTTGAGGAGAATCCTTGAATAAGGATATTTGTACCGATTGGGAACGATGTGCGTGAGCTAAGATCGATCTCATTAATTTCTACACCAGGGGATTGAATTGTTCTTGCCATAATAAATTTTCCTTCCTAAGTATTTAGTCAACTCTAAACCAATTTTTTCTGAATTTCACACAATTTTAACTTTTAATTGGTGAAATCTAAATTTAAAGCTGCTCTCTATCTCATTTGTTTCTTGATAATTATATGAAATAGCGCCAAGCTCCTGTGGGACACAATTAGTAAATGTATATTCAATCACATTTTCATTATACTCATCAATACCTGTTACTTTTATGTTGGTTGTCCACTGATCTATCGGTTGACTTGAACCTTTTGCTTTGACCATGTGACCGGTCTCTTCATCGTGTAACAGATTCAACCATGTATATAACAGCCAGTAATTAGCATACATGTTATCTACCACAAATTTTACATCCACGGGATCAAAAGCAGTTCTAGCCATGCTGCTAATACGCGGGGTTTGACCACCGAACTTTAAATCGACTGGTTCAACCGCGATGGTGGGAATGTTTATTGCAAATATACTGAAGTTGATACTGTCTTTGTCAACATACTCCGCAGAACGTACAAGTCGAGTGTCTTTGTTACGTAGTACTGGTGGTAACGGTACTGCAATACGGAATTTATCAGTCCGGGCCTTGTTTAAATATGATTGTCTTACTTCTTTTTTCAACTCTGCCATATGATTATTTAATCTGGCAGCACCTGGTCCATGGTTTTGTTTATCAATCTCCACATGTTATACACTTTGTATATAGCCTCGTATGAATCGAACTTGTCTTTGTCTTGTAAAAAATACCCGTGTATAACGTCTTTATTATCTTTAGTTATGTTATATATATTGCTCAGTGTATCACTGTTATATATATGTACCGGTTTTTTATGGTACATGCAATGTGAAAATATTTTGAACAATAACAATATATCTAATTCTACATAATGATATGTTGCTTTAATTTTTAGAATAGTTTCTACCCATTTTTTTGGGTGTATATATGTCAAGTTTTCTTTAGCTAGACCGATGCCTATGCTACCAGTGGGGCTCCTACCGAATTTTTTTCCATGTTTTTTCAAATACTCAAGCGATTCTTGTTTTGACATCACTGATTTTTTTCGTTTGTAAGTGTACATGTCTAAACCTGCTATATGTATCTCCGGAGAGGGGATAAGAAACGCCGCGGTTAATAACATCTGTATACCGGTGGTCGGCCAGACCGGCATGCCTTCGTTGTTCACTACTGAGCTGAACAGACTATAATCATACACTATTGTTTTCTGAAATTTGTACCACTCGAACCGGCCTTGATGAGACGCGGTGGTCACAGTCTCGGTAAAATCGTTTTCTCCGGATCCATTGAATGCCTGAGCAAAGTATATTGCGTATTGTTTTTTCAATTTACTCGGATCATCAAATGCCCAGTTACATCTAAACATACGACATGTGTTTAATTTATCGATTTGTCTGTTTGTCAGTTCGGACAAACTACCCCCGTTACCTACAACCGCTATAGGGATGTTAGCATCTTTGCTATGCTCTAGGAGTTTAGGAGATATCTGATAGTCATGTAGATCAGTAGCGTAATACTCCTTTATATTCACACCAACATTTATATCATATATTATTATATATCCACAAAAAAACCGCCCTAGAGCGGTTCTATTGTGATTTGATTTGAGTTAAATTTTAAGCAAATGCGTCTTGGTCTTTACCAGTTATACGACCACCGACTTTGTTGTCTTTTCCGGTCAATGTACCTACTTTGTCACCAAGTGGTGATGGTTCGGATTTTCCTCCTTTGAGTTTACCTTGACCATGACCTTTCATTGTGACTCCGGTTTTGCCACCTACTTTGTTGTTTTTACCTTTTAAACTTCCTTTGTCTGTATCAGAACCTCCGGGTCCAGCATCTCCGAGCTCTTGATGTTCTGGTGCTTCTTGCATCACCTCTTCATCTTCGTCTTCTTCGTCTGAACTATACTCGTCAAGTTCTTCCATATCTTCTGTGTCTTCGATGTCTTCTATGTCATCTTCTCCACCGTCGAGCTGGTCCATGAGTACTTCATGTAATTTCTCAGCTAAGTCTCTTGGTAGACTGAGAGTCACTTCATCAGATCCAAATTCATCGTCTTCACCACCTTCGTCGTCTCCTCCGAATGCGTCAAAACCGGCGCCCATCTCGAGTTCATCATCGTCTCCTCCGAGAACTTCTTCATAAAGTTTATCAAAAATGCTTTTTTTCTTGCTCATATCTTGATTATTTATACTCTCGTTTGAAGTTTTCCCGGCGGAGTATTGATTTTTTTCATCACGAGCTCCGGTACCACCAGCTTCATTGACTTTTTTATCATAATTATCAGCAGCCTCTGGTCCAGTTCCTTTGGCAGGTTTTTTAGATGCCTTTTTCTCATCTTCTAACTCCTGGCCTGCAGCTTGCTTACCTACAACGTTGTCTGCTTTCTCTTCTACTATTTTCTTACCGGCAAAGTAGATGTCCGCTATTTCATTCAAAGTGTTTACACGTGTCATACCGTTATTTATGCTGATAGTGGTATAAATACATGTACATTGAATAAAAAATCACAGTTTTACCTAGGTAATCAAAACTTACCAACTCCAGATGCAGAGTTCGAGTGGACGCCACAGATGTTGGCGGATTTACGCAAGAGTAAGAAGAACATTTTACATTTCGCGGAGAATTTTTTCTACATCATAAGCGAAAAAGGTAGACATCCTATCAAATTACACAACTACCAGCGAAAAGTGATACGGCAGATGAGAGATAATAGGTTCTACATACTATTAGCAAGTAGACAGGTGGGTAAAACCACTCTGATGACAGTTTATGCGTTGTGGAACGCGTGTTTCAATGACGATCAACGCATACTGGTAGTGGCCAATAAAGAAGGTACCGCTATCGAAATATTCAAACGTATCAGAATGGCTTATGAAGAGTTACCCAACTGGTTGAAGCCAGGTGTGACCGAGTATGGAAAAACCAGCATGACATTAGGAAATGGTACAACAATAGGTATCAGCACCACCACTGGTACTGCTGCTCGTGGTCAAAGTTGTAACGTGTTGATACTGGACGAGCTCGCGTTTATTGACAACAATCTAGTAGAAGAGTTTTGGAAAAGTGTGTATCCAATCATTAGTAGTTTTAAAAAGAGTAAGATTTTCATCAGTAGCACGCCCAATGGTACAGAAAATTTGTTTCATAAACTGTACACTGGAGCTATAAACAAAAGCAATGGATGGGAATCCGGTAGAATAGACTGGTGGGAGGTCCCGGGGAGAGACGAGGAGTGGAAACAAGAGCAGATACGCAACATGGGTAGTCAAGAAGCGTTTGATCAAGAGTTTGGTTGTCAATTTTTACAGACCGGTGAGAGTACAATTGATGATGAATTGTATGAAACCATGAAAAACACGTGCCATGACCCACAATTTGTGTTTGATGATGGAAAATATTTGTTATGGGAAGAACCTAATCCAGACAATATATATGTAGCGGGAGTTGATGTTAGTGAGGGTGTGAATCTAGACGCTAGTTGTTTACAAATATTAGATATAACACATTTGAGTAACATCAAACAAGTGGCTGTTTATCACGATAATACAATAAGCCCTTATTTATTTACTAAAAAGGTGTATGAAATATTACAACATTGGGGTAGCCCGCTAGCTGCCATAGAGCGTAACAATTGTGGGGCACAAGTGGTAGATAATTTAGCAAATGAGTTTGGATATCGAAACATTGTGAGCTTCTCACCAACAATCAAGGGTAGAACAGCTGAACGGCTGGGTGTAGTTGCTCATACCAATACAAAATTTAAAGGTGTGGTTAACATGAGATATTGGCTGACTCAACTCAAGAGTGTTACTATATTTGACAAAGCTCTTGTTCATGAATTGAAGAATTTTGTTAGATATCCCAATGGTACCTGGAAAGCTAGGGAAGGTAATTATTTTGATGACCGGGTGATGAGTTTTATTTGGGGGTTGATTGTGTTGGAAAACTCGGTCGTTGAACAATACTTTGAGATTGAGCAATATGATGATAATGAGCGGCCATTGAAGCTTAGAGAATTGGATTATGGTATCAAAGAGTTTATAAATCCATTGAGCATGTACACGAATCAAAAATCTGGAGAGATGGTGGATGCTAATCCCATGCTTTTCGGTGAAGCATCTTATATCGAGTCAGAAATTGCTGATTTAGAGCAGCAAGGCTGGTCCAGACTCAATTGATTTGTATAAATAATGATGTGAAGTTCGATAGATTGTTTGAAACCTATTTCAACACAGCTAAACAAGTTGTTGGGAAGACCACCACTCGCCAACAATCGGCTAGAATGGGTGCGACTCCATGGAGACAGGGTAGTCAGAACTTGGTTCCAGACCGAGACAAGGTGGACCCTACATTGAACTCAAAAATCGAGAAATTGAGGGACAAACCCAATGGTAAAGAGATTGTCACAGCAGCTGACTTGAAATACATGATACCTAAATACGATCTTCGTAATCTATCCAAAACAAACCCTAAATTTTTAGGTAAAACTGGTATCAAGATATACTGGGACGAGACTATAAACAATTTTGTAGCTGAAAAATGAATCCCGGGCCACATAATTCCAAGTTTTGCGGTACACCGTTCAATATCGAACGACCTTGTAACCAGGGCTTGACTCAGGGTGTCCCAGAGGGGTTGAACAATTTGTTCAAGTATGAAGACGGTTGTGTTCGCTATCTAGACAAAGATAGTAACGCGGGTGAACGCCAGTTGTACAGCGGCTGGTACAAAGAACAGATATGTCAGTTTGGTACAGGTATCAAATATCAACGTGCTAGTACAGATTTATCAGATTACGACCCGTTGTACGGTGAGTCTAGCACTCAAACGTTTGGTGCACCTATAGATCTTGTTGTTTACATGGAATTGAACGAAAATTCATTGACACTTCAACAATTTGGTTTACAAAGTGATGATGATATCACTATATTTATACATATAGAAACATTCTATGAGGCGATGGGTGGTACCGGTAACCCATGGACCGACACAAGTGGTATAGAACCCAATGCTGGTGATATATTTCGTTTGGAAGAGTACGGTAATGACCGTGTTTATCCAAGAAAAGGTAATGTATATGAAGTCACGCAACGTATCGACCAGGATATACAAGCTAAGATGAACCCATTGTTAGGTCATTACATCTGGATGCTCAAAGGTAAGCGACATGATTATAGTTTCGAGCAAAATGTGGAGCCAGAAGGTGGTCAGCGTATGGTTGATGAGGATTCCATCTATGACCCGTACATGCAAAATGCGGATACATGGTCAACTATTAGACCAAAAGAAATTTTTGATTATGGTGACTACGGCGGTGGTGACGCTGTATATGGAGATTATTATTAACGACCGAATTTACGCCCCATGTTTCCAGGGCGACCACCTCTCCTAGGGTCTGCAGCTTGTCTTCTGTTCAAACCTTCACGTTGAGCTAATTTATCTGATACTTGGTCAAACTTTTTATCAGCATCAACTTTTTGACGATCTTCTTCTGTCATAGGCGCGGTTAGTTTTTCATTTCTCAAACGAGCGATCGCTTCATCTGCTTGAACCATTGTCTCAAATGTTGTCGTGTGTGTTCGTTGAGGATTACCCGCGGCATAAAACATGTAATCATAGGTTTTTTCACCGGGTGTTTGGCTGATACGTCCCAAAATCCATTCTACATCCACTGGTAACCAACTAGCGCGTGGTCTTTGCTGCGGTTGCATGGCTGCTGATGGTGCTAATGGGTCAAACGCCGGGCGGTCCGAGTTTTTGGTGGAGATAATTGTACCTACTATGTATGTTGGCATGATATGGTCACTGGTAAGTTTTGCTTCTCGTGTTCTATCTCTTCTACCATTGTGTCGTACCGTTCGTCTATGTATTTTTGTATGGCTATTGGTTTTACCCAATTATTTTTTGTGAGATCTACCCCTATTTGTTCACCTTTTTTGTCAATTATATCTACTGCCTCAACCAAGCAACACCATCTAGCTACTTCATCTTCAGACATCGATATATCTTCACCGCGTTTATTTTTAAAATTTAAATCAGTCTTGTTGTTTTTCATATCGCTTCAAACACCCTAAGGTATATCCTTGTATTATAGATAATATACAGTTTTTGTCAACAGTGTTACCTAAATCTTCTACTAACTGTAAGTTACTATTCAGTTGATTAAATATATTTTCAAAATGTTGTTCATTTTCTGAACAATTCTTGTACTGTTGTTTGAGCAGCTTGAACATGTCTTGTAATAAGTCTATAGATGTTTTTTTATTACTATTATTAGCGTAGGCTTGTCCTTGTTTATAACATTTATGTAAATTTACACTTTGCTGCTCCCAGAACTTATCGTTATTATTTTCAATATCATTAATATCTAACTCTTCTACCACGTCCTTATGTGGATTGAACTTGCTAGATGGGATGATTGTTGTCCGGTCTTCAAGATGGCTCATTAGATAATACTTTATCTTTCGCAGATTGTAAATTCTCGTTAAAATTTGTTATTTCGTATGGTTGCGCGTCTATTGGTACTGTTTTTTGAGCTACAGTTATGTTTACATACACACTGTTCGGTTTTTCGCACTCTATACAATCAAAGTCATTATTTGATCCGGGGAGGATTGGTATTAAGTTAACTGTTCCGCAGTATGCGCATGGGGCTTCATTAGCTTCTTGGTCTATTTGTGTGATTAGTTTTGATTGTTGTTCAAGTAGTAATCTACGTTCTGATGATTCATTGTATGATCTTACAAACCAACCTAATGCAAGTTGTATCACTATAGATATTACAAATATACCTATAAAATCAGCTCCGAGCGTGGTATAACCTACACCAGCTATACCAGCAGAAATGGTTGTTACAATTAATAATGATTTAAATACTTCAAACACATCATTATTTATGATAAAATATTAATGACTCAACTTATCTATTAATTTACCACAGTCTTTGATTAATTTTTTTTGATTTTGTAAATTTTTATTGATTTTAATCAGACCTTTTTTAATTTTTTTTGTGTCTTTTGTTATACTAGATTTGTATGCTTGTGAAACCATCTGCTGTACTTCAACAAGCTTGATATATATATCACCTAGATTGTCTACAAATGTGCTCATCTGGTGCGGTAGTATGTTTGGGGCATCACTGTTATCATCTGCATTCATTCTTAACAAATCTAACACTGTTAATTTATTTGCACCTGCATTACGACCGGCACTAGTAGCTCCGTACGTATAGTCGTTACCATAATTGACTAAATCTTCAAATACTAGGTCTTCCGGCTCTTGATTATTTTTTTCTTGTGGTTCCATCTTATATTATTTATAGCGCGACATAAATAATTATCAATATGAAGACATTTACTGAGCGATTTTTCAAAATTTTACAAGAAGCTGATGAAGCGCCTGTTTCAGATGCAGAAGCAGCAGCAGGTGAACTAGATGGGGGAACAGATCCAGCTATGTTGGATGTTGAACCTGGCCCAGATGTAGCTCCGGCGGGTGTAGATCCGAGCGTTGGTGGAGGTAATCCAGCGGATGAGCTGAAAAAACAACAGAATGTTCAGTTTGCCGGGCAGATCGAAGGTTGGGTTGTTAAAATAGAAGACTTTATCAATTATTTGAACGGTTTAGATGGTGAATCTCTCAACTCTCAGATCAACAACGCGCCATGTGACACAATTTTTGATGATATAGCTCGTAGTGAAACTAAAAAGATTGGGAGGATCGCACAAGATCTTAGAAGTTTATCTGAAAGTTTAAAAAGCTATTTAATATCAAACGACTAATTTATATTTTTGAGTAATAGCTTCGCTTTTAACCCGGTGAAACTATTTTTTTCTATAAATTTGTAACCGATCCCGGGTTTGTCTATATCTATGCACAGGTCGTTCAAGTCTTTGTACTGTTTACCTAAATTTTCCGGCCAAATGAACACTGTATGTCCCTGATCCACTAACAGTCTAGTCTTGTCTAGACTAGTTTTATCCAACCATTGAGAGTCTAGTACCCATATTTTTTGATACAGGCGTAGATCTTCTAGTTGTTTGGTTTGTAAATTGGTTAGATCTTCACCGGGCCCATTTGTTATACCTGCAACAGCCAGACCATTTTTTACAAAGCAGCTATCTATCGGGCCTTCAAACAAAAACACACTGTTTAAATTTGGGTCTACTTGATTTATATTGAATATGGTTTTACCACCACCCGCTTTGCTCAGATATTTAGGGTTATCCTTTGCGTAAACTGATCTTGTTTGATAGAAGACGATCTTGTTGTCAGTATTGTAGAATGGTATTGTTATTCTATTCTTATGTACGTAATCTGTCAGGCTCAGCCACAAAGTTTTTGGTTTGTTGATAGCGTTGTACAGGTTTCTACGTTTCAAAAGTGACACCGTGTCTGAAACAACTTTTTTCTCGGCCGGTGTTCCGGTGGTCAACCAGTATCTAATTTGGTTTTGCTCAAACAAATTGATAGAATCGTCCGGTAACGGTGGAGTTTCTAAATGTCTTGTTGGTTTGTCTTGTTCTAATTGTTCAATAACATTATCGGTAGTGTATTCACCAGATTCGGCGGTGATTTCACTGAACGTCATGCCGGTGACATGTTTTATATAATTCAACGAATTACTTTTCCACCCGCAATTGAAGCAGAAAATATAATTTTTATCTAATTTGTAGTATAATCTACGTTTTTTACCCCAACTAGTTCCTTCTCTACATATAGGACAACCAGCCATCCATGCATTTGCACGTTTGTTATACTTGGGGTAACCACCATATTGACAAAACTTTTCTATAACATACTGATCAGGTAATATAACCATGATTATATTATAAGATACCTTATATTACATTTCAATGATGTTATTTTTTTATTTCTTTGATTTCGACAGTGCCTTTTCTTATAAACTTTCCGGTGGTGGGGCAGTACCAATGTGCTTCTGTTATTTGCATACCGTTCATCTGTTTTGTTATCAGCTTAGGTTTTACGGGTGTACCATCATAGGGTGAATTTATAATTCTAGGTTCTACTTTATCATTATACTGTACTTTTTTGTTCATGTGTTAGAAATATTTAATGATTTAATCAGGTTTACAACGTTTGGAACATTATTTCCACCAGATTCAAATAGTTCAAACCAATTATCTATATTGTTTGCTATGTTATACACTGCATTATGTATAAGTATTTGTTTGAGCTTGGATTTATCTGCTTTACATTCGGTTATTTTAGAGTACTGTTCTTGATAACTGTCAGTTTCTCCTTCATGTACTGTGTAACCGTATGATAGGTCCATCAATTCAATGTTTTTCTTGTATATCTCTAGATGTTCCGGTGTTAATGTTTGTTCTATACCGGTTTTGAGTATTTTGTGCGCTGTTTTATGACCTACACGTGGTATACCAGGTATGTTGTCAGATTTGTCACCTACAAGCGCTTTGTATTGCAAGAATTGATCTTGATTCACACCAGCGGCTTGCGCGAAATTGTTTTTATTCACCATCATTTTTTTGATAGGGGTATATACACAAACATTTTCATTGATCAATTGATACATGTCTTTGTCAACTGTGACAATAGTAAATTCTTGATCGGTTACATTGTGTGTTAACCAAGCTATTACATCATCTGCTTCCATTCGGTACGGAAACATGTTCAAACCCCCTAAGCATTCAATTGCGGACTGTATCTGCTCATCCAATACATGTGCTTCTTCTAATCCGGTTTTGTCTCTATTACCTTTATAATCTGCTTCTTTGGCTACACGCCTAAAATTTGGTTGTCCTCTACACAATCTACTGTCCCAAACAGCGATTATATTATCTACACCCCCTGTCAAGTTGGCATAAGATTTGACACAGGTCAAAAATACATTTAACATATTCACGTCTGTACCCCTGGCGCGGTTCATGTAGAATATTCTATACAACAAATTGTTACTATCTATTACTAATGTTTTTTTCATATTGTTTTACACATGTATTCATTATATCTTGTGGTAGTGTTTCTAGCAACTCTATAATTTGGTTTGTGATCCCCTCTTGTACATCAAGATACGGTATGTTTCTAGGTACCATGTCTGGTAGATCTAAAAAATTGACATGTTCCTTATCACTGTCTATAACAACCATGTTGGATCCTTTGTACGTACCTGTTGTTACAGCGTACAATTGACCAGGTTGGATATTTATTTTATCTGCCATTCGAGACCACCTTGAGGGCTTTGTAAACCGGTTTTGAATAATAGTGATTTACAAAGATTTTGTACACTTTGAGCTAAACTTTCTTCAACAGGTGGTAGTTCCAGGTCTAGGTTTTTAATTTTTTGGCAATTCAACACACAGTTTGACCGATTGGCTTTCAAATCGAGCTGTTTTATATCAACAAACGACCAGTTACTGTTAGCAATACCGTTTTTCTTAAAAAGTTTGACACAGTTCTTGATGGATACAGCTCCCGGGTTACATACATTATATATACCCGGTTTGACTGATCGGTTCCATGGTAGTGTGTTGTATTCATTTTTAATTTTTGTGATAAATTTGTCAATAAACACGACTAGGTCTTCGATTCTGGTCATGGAATTAGGGAAATCGATCAATTGATCGTATTTAAGTACCTTGTTTAGGAAGTTTCTTTCATGATTTTGATCACAAAACGGCATCCGGATGCGTAGTATATGAGCATCGGTTTTATTCAATGCGATTTCAGCTGCATGTTTTGTTTTACTATACCAGCTACTCTCTTCAGACACTAGGCCAAAATTAGGTTCGTCTCGTTCATTATACTCTTTATCATAACCCGTGTATATACACCCGCTACTTATGTGTATGTAGGGGATATCAAGGGCTTTACACATAGTAGCCATTGTGACAGGTAAGTTGACATTCAGTTCCCAGCATTTTGCTTTATCGTCTTCACATGCATCTACGTTTGGTCTACCTGTGTAACCACATGCATTGATTACAATATCCGGTTTCCATCGAATATCATTTAATAATTTTAATAGTTTATCAGGTTCATGATATTCATGTTCCTTTTTATTAAATGTAACAACGTTATGTAATTTCTTTAATTTTTGTAATGCGGTACCAACAAAACCGGTGCCGAACACCGCTACGTTTGTATTAAATTTACCCATATGTAATAGTATTATACTACTAGAAGATTTTCAACTAGTATTATAACATTGGTGGGTATTTAGGTCCGTTGTTTACGTTGTTTAATATAAATTTGTTTAGAGCAGCGCTCAAGGAGTCGGCCGACTGTTCATCACGTGCATTGACCAAACTCACAAACTCTCTAGTGTCCTGTGCATACCCTATCAATATAAAACTGTTAAGGAATTGCGAGAGTAGATGCTCCAATGATTTTATATTTTTTAGTGATTTATTTTTTTTACCAGCGTGTGTCTTGAGAAATTTTGTCAGTGCATCTTCAAACAACGGATCTAGTTCTTCAGACAAGGTAGGCTCTTGAGGTTTCTTAACTCGTTTTTTCTTGTAAGACCTCTTGGGCGGGGTTGGCTTGTCCTCTGTCATTGTACTTATTTATGTCTATGAGCGAAGAATCAAAGGTCTCACTATTTTCAATACCAAACTGTAACAAATTGTTTATAAAGGTTTGTACACTTGCAGTCTTTATTATAAAATTTCTAGGTATCCTCACCCCTCCATCATTTATTTCAAAACATACATCTTTCAGCTCTTCTCGATTCAAGTAACAGGTTACCCAAACGGAGTAACCACCCGGGTCTACCAACATGGTCCAATATCTACTGTCATGTGGACCATATTTGTCAAAAATTTTCCAAATTCCATAACCATTATCTTTCATACGTTTCATGAAATAACTAGGGGTGTATATATTGTTTTTTGTTGCGACCATTATTTTATTAGTGCTGATACTATATATGTTATATAGCAGTCTTCTAGGGCAATATCAACTCGGATCACGCTCATTTGAGTGTTAACTCTAAATTTAATTTGTTCGCACCTAGTACTGCTAATGATTCTTATGTTTTCGAAATTGAATGCTAGAGGTTGAAATGTATTATCTTGTGGTTCGTCTGTCAGTCTGATACAAAAACTATCCATGTTAGGTTTCTCTCTGTCTGTTAATTCCCCATATATATAACCTTCAGATGTATATATGTATAGTTTTTCAGATTCATTAGAAAATGTACTTCCTTTGACTAATTCTAGTAATTTACTATGTGATAACGTGAATTCAGAGTCATATTCCAAGCTTTTTATCTTGTCAACACTTATAGGTGGTGGGCTCAATATACCATCATCTAACAAATAGAATTTGAACCTGGTTTCCGGTGATTTATAGGATAAACAATTTTCTTCAGTTTGTATTTCAAAACTCTCTGAACTAATACAACTGATTATCTTATGTAAACGTTTTACATCCGGGACGTTTAATGTTTTTTCAAACTCATTTTCATTTTTAAATCTAACATATTGTATTAATGTACCGTCAGATGTTGAACCTAATGAATTCAATTGATTAGGTGTTATGTTTACGATACAGTCTTCAACAACCTTACCTATAGTGTTTAGGAAGTTGTTAGTAAAACTTGTACCTTTTTGTATTTTTAATTTGTTACTCATCTTCTACATACTCAATTGTAATGGATTTTGTTTTGTTTTTCAACAATTTAGTAAGTGTGTTCCATGTTTTTGAGATTGTAGGTGCGCTTTGTGTTTTTGAATCATGTTTAATAACCCATTTACCTTTTACGGTCTTCAATTTTACAAATTCATCATAAACTCTCTTGATATCTTTTACTTGGTCTTTTAGTTGGTCAATTTCATGCTTGAGAATTAGTGAATCGCTTGTGTTTGTAGGTACATGACCTTGTATTGCTTGTTGCATGGGTTGTTGAACTGGCAGTACGGGTGGGGGTTGTTGTGGTACCGGTTGCGGTGGTGGAGGTTGCGTACCACGAGCGATATTTCTAACATTTACTATTTCTTTAGCTGCATCCATTTTTACAGCCTTAGTGAATTTATTGTCACCAATGTTGTTGTTTTCTATTTGCTTAGCTTCTCCGTATATACCACCAATGAAGTTTTCAATCAAACCCACGTCCTGTGGTCGCAAATCTTGCCTAGCGGGTGTGTATTGCTGACCATCAACTGATGAACCGGTACCAGGTGGTGGGGGTTCATGTAGTTTAGGTTGTTCCGCTTGTATTTTTTGAACTTCTTCAGCCATTATAAATCTTCTAGACCTTCTAATAGATCGTCTGGGATATCAATATCAGCTTCTTTCTTGACCTCTTTTTTAGTCTCTTTTTTAGCGGATGGAGCGTCAAAATCCATCGGAATATCCTCATTTAGATCCGGGTCACTTGATGGACTTTCCAGTACGTTATCCACAACAACGCTAGTAGTAGTCTGACAATACAAGTGTTCATTCACAACTTCTTGTAATTCATCATATGATTTTACTGGAAATACATCGTTGAGTGTGATGGCTTGATCATATATTTTACTCACATCACTCTCGTTAAGACCTGGCACCGCAGCCGGAATTAAGAATTTACTAGCGACATAGGTAGGAAAATCACCTTGTTTATCACATCTGACACGGAAGCTGCTTCCGTTTTCTGAAAGATCAAACACTCGAGCACCGAACTGATCAGCATCTTCACCTTCAATAGCATCTGTTATTATCTTGTGAAGTTGTTTACCGTATCGTAATATTTTTACAGAGTCATTGTTTTCAGACTCTTCTGAATGATTGATAACATAAGTGTTTACTAACCATTGTTCTCGTCTCATCACTTTGCTAGACTTTTCTTGTTCTTCACCGGAACCTTGTCTCATTTTGTAACGTGCTTCACTCACTGGGCATCGTTCACCTACAGTCTGTGGTGACACGACATTTATATATTGTCCGGTCGCAAAGCTTTCCCAACCGTAGGTATAGTAATGATAAAATGTTTCAGCTGGTTTTTTTACATTGGGTAATAATCTCAACTCACAACTGGTTCCAGGTTTGAATTTAAGTACATCTTTGAATCCAGATGTAGGGGCTTTTGATAATGATTCTTTAATCGAATCAAACATACTTGTGGTGAATGCGCTCATGATTTAATTATAATATATTTTTTAGGTAGTTTCAAGGTTTTTGTTTATGTATCTTTTAATGTATTTGCTCTTTTGTAAACTCGGTTCAATTGTTAAGAAGCTTCTGACAGCTTCATATTTCGTATTATGATCACATAGTTCCTTATAAATGTCAAGTAAATTTTTATCTTGTAACACTTCTATAAATATACTAGCTATGTTCATTTTTTTGTTTTTACTCATAGCGATCAAGCTACAGAAACTATAAAACGTGTGTTCAAGGTCTTCTCTATATAAAGACTCGATTGGATTTTCTTCATAATTATACATGATGTATAGGTTTGAATAATTTACTCAGCTCTAAAAATTTTTCTGTACATACACCACCAGACGCAGCTTCATGGCCTCCTCCATCCAACAACACTTGAGCTAGTTTTCCTACATCTACTGTACATTCTTTATTTTTTCTTACACTCACTCTGTTTGTCTCGGGGTTGATCACGAACCCTATATCGGCGCTCATCTCATCAACCAAGTAGTTACCTATATCACTAATCAATGTACTAGCGAAAGTACTTATACATTTACGTTTTTTACCTTGTATAGCTACAAGTGCTTGGTGATAAGCTAGATTGTTCACTGTTTTTTCGAGCTTACGTTCATAGAAATCTATAGTTTTAGTTTGCTGGTCGTTGAAGCTTTTGAAACCGAATTGAAAATCTTTGAGAAATTTTTCTAAACGATCTCCTTGATAGTTCCAGAACAGATAGTTTAGTTTCTTACTCTGTGGGTATTTGTGTGTCCAACTATCATAGTCATCTACGAGTAATAACAGTTTCTTTTGATTATTATCTATAACATCGTCAAGCTTATGTTTATATATTTTGTACAACAATTTAGCACAACTAGGGTACTCCTGTACAATAGCTTTGGCATGTTTATATTTTTCTCGGTTTGGTACGTGTGTTTTGTGATGATCTACAATAACAACGTTAGGTAAATCGATCAATTCTTGTGACTGTGAAACATCTAAGTCTAAAATTATGATCTTGTTATAATCTTCGGTTTTGTTTTTTCTTTTCCATGCAGTGAAATCGTCATGAAATTTGGTGACTGTTGTTACTTTGTATGGTAATGTGCTTTTGAGTGCCCATTTTAGTAATAGATAGCTCATGCTACCGTCTAGGTCTGCATCTGTAAACACTATATTTTTCATGTTAGCTAGTATTTATGTAATTATTTTCTGTAAATCAATCACTCAATATAGATAGTGACCCTATGGTTTCACTCATCTGTTCTGTTTCATTCACATTCTCTTGTTCAGTCACGGTTAATGTACTGTAATCTATGTTCATCGCGCAAGTGCCAAAGTTTGGTCCAAACCGGTTTTTCATCATGCCCATGTTTATAACGTTCAATTCCGCGTCTTCTTCACGTTGCCAGATACTCACAACACAGTCTGCTGTTGCACCCATACCATAACTCTCACCCACAGATTCTAACCCTGGGTCTGTCTCATTATACCCGGAACGGTTGAGCTGTGTTGCTGTTATGATCGGACATTCAAACTTGTATGATATGGCTCTCACTTGCTCTGTTATCTTCTTTATTTGCTCGTAACTACTACTACCGGTGGGTCCTTTGAGTAGATTGATATAATCCAACACAATAGCGTCTGGTTTCATAACCGTCTGCGTTAATTTTTTAATATACGCAGTCAATTGTTGTGGTGTTACAGTACTAGGTGGAAACTCTTTAACGACTAATTGAGCGTCAGAGTGCTTTGTTTTGAAACTTTTGACACTTTCTTTGAGAAAATCTGTACTTAAATGAGCTTCATTGATAGGTACTTGCGCGATGTTTGAGCTGAGACGCTTTGCATATAACATTTCAGACATTTCTAATGATACTAGCAAGACCTTTTTGTTCTGCTTACACAAGTTTGTAGCTATGTTACCTAAAAATATACTCTTACCTACATTTGTTTCACCGGCTAGTACATACAATGCGCGGCCATTTTGCAAAAAACCTCCGTTTAATTTTTTATCTAACCAATCCCAACCGGTTTTCATGTATTTTTCTTCTCTCAACATGTCGTCAACATGTAAGTCTACATCATCTAGATACTTGATACCAACATCAACATTCAGGTTTATGTTACATGCTGTTTCGAATTTAGTTAAAAGTTCACTAGGTTCCAACTCACCGGAAGATCCTTGATCAACCACGTCTAGTAATGTTGTATATACAGCACGTTCCTTTATGAATTGTTCTGTATTTTTGTATAACTCATCTTTGTTGTAGTCTTTGTCTAAGTTTTTTATATAACTTACAACATTTCTTACTGCTGTTTTGAGCTCATCTGTATCACATCTTGTTTTTATTTCTGTAGATGTGGGTAGTTCTCCATGCTCTATATAAAACTCTGACAACAAAGTATAAGTTTGTTTTATATTAGAGTCCTTCAAGTGCTCCGGTTTTAAATAATCAATTATACTAGCCAGGTATCTATCATCTGACATGCAGTTGTGTATGAGCACGTGCTCAAACAATTGATCGTCTATACCAATCATTTTATCCGTATAATTCTAAAAATTTATCAGAGCTAGCTTTCCACCCAGGGTCTTCAAGAGATGATAAACCAGGTGAGTCATGTACAGCATGTATCATGCAGGTCCCCATTTTCATCTGCTTTACATTCGCGTCTAAACATGCGGCTATGTCATAATGATGAAAATTAAATGTTTCGTTGAATCGCCATCCGGTTTCCCTGGCTCGTTTGATGTTCACTGCTAAGAACAAGCCATCCAGTACTAAACATCTCTGTGGGGTGGGTCCGTATGTTGTTGACATCACTTGATTAGTGTTGTTTCCGTACGGATGAAACACAGTACCACTCCATGTTTGACGGTCGCTCATGAGGTGCCATAGTGTTGGTTTGTCTTCTGATATGTTACATGTACTGGCTCCTGCTAGTCCGACAATATCATAACCATCTACAAACATTGACTTGTACAATTTACCTCGTATTTTTGAATCATCTATGTACAGATCATCATGACAAAAAATTACAATATCGTGTTTCTTTTCTATCTTTTTAGTGAAAAAATCATTGTATACTTTGGGTAAACCTTTTTCATTTTCTTTAATGAATCTAAAATTAGCTTGGTTATTTAGTGCATTCTTACACGCACCTAATCTCGTTTCTTTTTCTTCTTTTTGTTTTGTAGCTGAAACAATCAGCAATGGTTTGAGTTCAATTTTTGTGTTGCTCATAGTTAAAATATAATAAATGATGAATTGATTTGCAATTGTGAAATTTCAATAAATTTTCTACCGTTGTATCTGTATAAGATACCTTCTGGTACCGGGACGGTTTGATCGGTTTTTACGGATGAGAATTCAAAATCTTCCGGGTTGTAAAACAATGTGCTTCCGGAACGAGCTATATATATCAAGTTGTTAATTTTGTTGTATATAAACAGTGCGTAAGTTCCGGATAATCTATTTAATACTGATTTGACAACATTGTCCATCAATTCAATATTGTCTTTGATTGGTTTGTTTCGGATCAAATGCTCCATAAATTCTGGGATTATCATAGAGTCAACCTCACATTTGTAATTTTTTATGAATTCGTCTGCTAGAGATTGGTGATTGTTCAACACACCATTGTGAGCCACAACCCAGTTACGAGTTTCAAACGGGTGTGATGTATCGAATCGAAAATCTCTCACTGAACCAGTTGGAGATTGGGTGTGACCCATGTACATGTTGTAATGACCCACCTGTTCCATGGTTGGATATTCATCGTAATTGTTTTCACCGGAGAATCTTTCTATCTCATAATCACCGGTGTTAGTCACAAAGAGATGACCGGTGGCGAAATTGCCACGAGTCACGTTCAACTCGTGCAATTGTTTGAATCCTGAGTAACTAGTTGATCCGTATATACCGCACATTATATTTTGTCACACCCAAATTGTTCCCAGGGTATGTATATCGAGTATGGGACTGGGTCTTGTTTTTTATTGTCAATAAAACCCTTTATGCGGCTGCTGCACGCAGTGCATTTGCCACACGCCTCTTCACCGCCCTCGTAACAAGTCCATGTTTTACTAAAATCTAGACCGCATTCTAGACCCATTTTGATAATCTGTTGTTTTGATTTGTCTATTAATGGTGCCTCAACTGTGACGCGGTCTCTTCTGTTCAGTTCGTTCAAGTTGTTTAAACATTTTAAAAATTCGGGTGTACCATCCCAGTAACCAGCTTCACTATCCACTTGCGCAGATCCATGGAATACAGTGTCTGCTCCGATACTCTCTGCATAACCGGTGCAGATACTCAACAATATCATGTTTCTGTTGGGTACATAATTGACAGTTTGTGGGTCACCTAACACATCAGCTGTTTTAGCCACATCTATATCATCATTCGTTAGTGAGCTTGTCGAGAACAGTTCTTTTATGAACTGTACATTTGTCACACGATGGCTAGCCACCTGGCCCAGTATTATGTCTGTTGCACTGTCGATCTCACGTTTGTGTCTCTGACCATAATCAAACGTGAGTGTATGAATTTCTTCGAACTCCGGGCGTTGTTTCTTTACATAATACAGTATAGTACTTGAATCTAAACCACCGCTCACGGGAATAACACATTTTCTCATATGTTAATTGTATACTACTTGACTAAATAATTCAAGCATGAATAATGATACACATTTAATATGGGAGCAATTTGAACACCGAGCTAGTATTCAAAAGCAAAAAAGAATTTACAATGAATCTTTAATTCAAGAACAGTACACTAGTTATTTGATCGAACAAATATTAATTGAAGAAGGCTTGATGGACACTGTGAAAAACGTGGCCGGTAAAGTCGGTGGGGCTATAAAAAACATTGGCGCGACAGTCAATTCTAAAATGATTCAACCCATCGTACAAAAAGCTGTTGATTGGTTGAAACAAAACGACCCGGATGCGTTGGTACAAGTGGCTAGCGCGGCATCGGATGGTCAAGGTGCTCTAGACCAAGTGATTTCTCAACAAGGTGGTGATCAAGTGGAGCAGCAAATAGTCAATGCTCCGATCAACGAAGACTTTGATGCTCAATACAAAGAGATGTTACGTGAGCATATATTGTATTTACATAACGAGGGTTTGTTGGGTAACATAGCCAAGGGTGCTGGTAAGTTAGTTAACAAAGCTAAACAACTCCCGGGGGCCATTAAGAGTGGTGTGCAGGATATTAAACAAGGTTACCAACAGGGTGTGAGTGGTGAACAACCAGCACCAGGTGAATCACCTGTAGCAAATAAACCTGCACTGGATGGACAACCAGCACCAGGTGAATCACCTGTAGCAAATAAACCTGCACTGGATGGACAACCAGCACCAGGTGGTGATAAACAAGGTGTGTTGAGCAAAATCATGGGATGGGTCAAAGAGAATCCTAACATGAGCAAAGCTATAGCCATGGGTATCATGGGAGCGGCCAGCGTGGGACTAGGAGCAGCTTTCGCCACAGTTCTTACACAAGCTGCAGCAGGTTATGCTATTGCCGGTGGTATGAAGGGTGTACCTAAATATTTAGAGCTTCGTAAACAAGGTGTTGAGCCAATGGAAGCATTGAAACAGGCCGGTGCAACCGCTCATGACAGTGGTATGTCAGGAGCTACACTAGCGACTGGTGCTGGTCTGGCCGGGAATGTTGCAGGTAAATTGATGGGTGGAGGTGGCGGTGCTGGTGCTGAACCGACCGCCGGGGCAGAACAACCAGTTCAGCCGGGATCTTCTACCGACTCAACTTATGTAAACAACGTAGTACGTAACCCCGATGGTACGGTTCGATATGGCACTGTAGGTGGAATGAGAAGTGGTGTTGATTCAATGATTGATGATTTTGAAGAGTCAATACTACCTAGACCTGGTTGGGTGAATAAAAAAATCATTTAATTTTAAAATTATATCAAATGAATAAAGACAATCATCTAATATGGGAGAATTTTCATCGAAGGGCTGAAACTCAGCGTAATAAACGATTAGTGTATGAGACATTTTTACAAGAACAGTACACACACCATTTAATAGAACAAATATTAATTGAAGAAGGCTTGATGGACACTGTGAAAAACGTGGCCGGTAAAGTCGGTGGAGCTGTAAAAAACATTGGTGCGACTGTCAATAGCAGAGTTTTACAACCTATCATACAAAAAGCTGTTGATTGGTTGAAACAAAACGACCCGGATTCGTTGGTACAAATAGCTAGTGCTGCTCAAGACGGTCAAGGTGCTCTAGACCAAGTGATTTCTCAACAAGGTGGTGATCAAGTGGAGCAGCAAATAACCAGTGCACCGGTAAACGAGAGTAACGACGCATATAAAGAGTTGCTGAGAGAGCATATATTGTATTTACATAACGAGGGTTTGTTGGGTAACATAGCCAAGGGTGTTGGTAAAGGTGTCCGGGGAGTGAAAAATGCCTGGTCAGACGTCAAACAAGGTTTTCAACAAGGAGTGAGTGGTGAGCAGCCAACAGAACCAGAGCAAACCACTTTGAAGGACCCGCCACCATCTCAATCCATTGCTCCGGAACAACCACCAGAACAAACAACTTTGAAAGACCCACCACCACCGCAACCCGGAGATGGAAACAAAGAACCTGGCATGATTGGTAAGATTGTCAACTGGGTCAAGGAGAATCCAAACATGAGCAAAGCTATAGCCATGGGAATATTTGGCGCGGCTAGTATGGCCATGGGTACTGCTTTTATATCTGTACTCGGTACTGCTGCTAGTGGTTATGCAATTGGCGGAGGTATGGCTGGTGTACCCAAGTATTTCCAGCTAAGAAAACAAGGCGTTGAGCCAATGGAAGCTTTGAAACAAGCTGGTGCGGCTGCCCATAGCGCTGGGATGACTACAGGTGCCATAACCACCGGTTCACAGATGGTTGGTAATATTGCCAACAAATTGATGAGCCCGGGAGATGCATCGGCACCTGGTGCTGATGGTGCTGATGGTACTGATGGTACCGGTGGTGCTGATGGTGCAAATGCTGATACTGGTCAAGCGCTAGGAGATGCGGAAAAAGCAAAGTCCCCATTGGCGAATAAATTCGATCGCTTAGAGGGAAGGATGGATACATATAGAGCTCAATCCTCTCAAGCTAGAGATTTTGCTGGTAGGATGGGGTTAGACGTGGACCCTAGTAAGATTAATTTTAATACCAAAGCAGGTATACCCACGTCAGTCAATGGTGTACCTATACCAGATAATTTATATACTCCACAGCAACTAGATTCTATAAATGCAGCAAAACGAATGGCTCAATCGATGCAGACCGGTGGTTGGAAGGGTGGTTCCGGACTTTCGGGTCTGAGCCGCGGGCCATCTGGGAGGGTTTCATTTCCTGCTAACCTAGAAGAGTCTGAAGCAATACTCAATCGCCCGGGATGGGTCAATAGGAAGATCTCTTAATTGTATTGATAATCTTCTTTTAATTTTTCTTCGATTACTGGTAAAACCTTTTCCCATATTTCTTCTTTATCTCTCCACTGCTTGTAATATCCTAGTTTTGTACCGTCAGGTAATTGATATGTGCTACCTGTTTGAACAATAGCTCCATGATTCACAGCGACATTCAACAGACCAGAATATTTGTCTAGGCCAGTTTTGAAATTTAAATACATCTCAGCTTCTAAGAAAGGTGGTACAAAGCGGTTTTTCACTGTGAGTGCCCGTAGAGTGGTACCACTGTAATTTTTAGCTTCAGCTATCATTTGATCAGACTCGTTGTTTTTATCGTTTCTTTCGTCTCGTTTGGCTAATTGTACCAACACACTGGCTAGATACACCGGGCCTTTACCACCGGCTTGGTTTTTCACTAGTGATGGAAACATAGCAGCTGGGTCGTCATATGTATGATTACTGAACAAAATTGTTGTGTTGGCTTCAGCTGCTTTGAACGTCAAGGTTCTCATCATGCTTTTGAGTCCTTTGGCGCGTGTACCCATATCAACAGCACTTTTATCCTTTTCAATATCTTCCATCTCTTTTTTACTAGCAAGATTACCTAGACTATCGATACTGATGATGAATTTACCTTGTTGTTTGTTCTCTATGATACGATCTAAAAAT